TGAGGATGTTGGTGAGGTAGTCGTCGGAATCGGTCCGAACGCGGCTGATGTTCGGGTTGATGCCGGTGTCGAAGGACTGGTAGCACAGGCGACCTGCGAACTCCACCAGGTCTTCACCATCGGGAGAGTGCTGGGTCTCAACACGGTACTGCCACTCCGCTCCGCCCTGATCGAGCAGGAAGTTCTCCATGGCATCCCAATCCAGGTCGGGACGGGAGATGACGTACAGCTCGGGCTTGACGCTCTTCATGAGGTTCCTTTCAGGAGAGGTCGATCAGAACGATCGAGCTGTTGCGACTGTACACCATACTTGCGTCCAGGTCAAACAGCTCGTTGTGATCTCCTTCGTTGAGGAGGATCTTCACAGGTGCGTCCCCGCCGACGAGCATGCGCCCCATCATCAGGTGCTCGATGAGCTTGTCCAGCGTCATGATCCACTACTCCCGAATCCTCCAGTGCCACGACGGCTCGGGTTGAGTGACGAGTTGGTTGACCAGCCAGGTGTACGCCCGAAACCGACGTTCGGCATCAGGATGAGCTGGGCGATCCGCTGACCCTTCGCCAGGGACACCGAGTGCTGAGAGAGGTTCTGAACTGACACCTTGAGTTCACCCTGGTACCCGGAGTCAACGACGCCTGGAGCGACCAGAACACCGAACTCTCGGAGAGTGGACGAACGCCCGTTGATCAGGGCCCACTCGTCAGGGAACAGCTCCACAGCAACGCCAGTTCCGACCAGACCATAGGAACCGGGGTCAAGCATGACGTTGTCCTGAAGGTACAGATCGTAACCAGCGTCTTCAGGGTCTGACTTGCTCGGGAGAAGGGCGTCCTGCTCAAGAGCCCGGAACATCAGGGGGTACTTGGCAGGAGGAGTGGTCCTGCCGATCGAATCCACCATGGCCTTGACGGTGGTGATGGTCTCAAGGGCTTCGGGCCCTACGACGTAGTCAGCTGCCTGACGGAGGATCTGATCAGAGCGCTTGTTGGAGTTCTCATACTGGTTGTACACCTCGAACCCACGAGACTCCAGATCGCGGCAGGCGAAGTCCGCGTAGGGCTGGAGAGCGATGGTGTCCTTGCGGATGAGAACGATGAGCTTCTTGGTCATGTCAGTCCTCGAACAGGTCGCGGTAGGGGATGAAGGGCAGGCCACCAGCAAGGGAGGTGATGTAATCCTCCTGGCGGCCAAGACCCATGTCGTCGGTTGAGCAGGCATCGAACTTCGCCCCACACCCAGGGAGCTGGCTGTAGCCGTACTTGCTGCGCTTCGAGTGCGTCTTGTGGGAGAAGTTGGCGGAACCGCCACAGCTCGAACAACTGGACGAGGAGCGCCCGATGATCACCACATTGGCGCGCATGGGATTCCTTTCGGGAAAGAGTGAAGCCCCACCAGGGGTCTGATGGGGCCTACTCTATCACGGTATTGCGGTCCTGGCTAGCTGAGACCGATCAGTGCTGCTGCGATCAGCTCCCAGCCGTGGTGCCAAGACTGGTCCAGAGCGTACGCACCGCCCAGACCGTCCTTGCCGAACTCGTAGAAGTTGCCCTTGCCAAGCTTGCCCGCCAGCCACTTGAGCGGCGAACGGCGGTCAGCCCAGTAGTGCGTGATCCCGGAGAGCAGCAGGCCCAGGATCAAGTTGCCAGGGTGCGCCAGGAGGTTGTCCCCCGAAGCAACCCACAGGAGAGCGACGATGGCCAGACCCTGCGTGAGGACGTAGCCAACGACGTGCTTGGTGCAAGCCCAGTGGCCGGTGAAGCCTGGAAGGCCCTTGTGCTTGGCCTGGCAGTCCGACTGGACCCAGTGATCAGCAACTGCTGCTGCCGCACGAATACCAGCGTAGGCCAGAGCCATGTGAGCGGAGTGGTCCATGAGGAGCCCCTTTCGAGAGACCTTGGTGGCGGTCAGTCCTTGTTGGGCCAACCGTCCTTCTCGTGCACCCGCCTTGCCATCATAGCATAGCAGGTGAGGTCTTGCACGGTGTCCTCCGACACACGCTCGCCGTTGAGGATCGCGTTCTTCCAGCGGGACAGCTTGCCCTGCATGAAGAAGTAGATGCCCAGCTCCTGAGCTTCGGCCTTGGTGACGTTCTCACGGCCCATCAGGGTGGCGATCTCGCGCCCGGTGGTGACCAGGGCGTGGTTGCCGTACTCCTGGTACTTCTGGACTATCAGGATCGCGTCCTCGGCAGCCTTCTGGCCCCACCACTCCTTGAGGTCCGCGATCAGGTCACAGAGCGGGTCAGAAGCGACTGAGGTCGATCCCTGATAGACGGGGTGAGGCATCAGCTCGGGCCGCTCGCGGCTGGCGAACCAGTCGTCCTCCTCCGGAGTGACCTCGGGCAGGCTGATCTTGGCGGCTCGGGCGTGCAGTTCCGGATCGAACACGCGAGTCTGCCACTCCGTGTTCTCGGGGCGTGTCATGCGGAATCCAATCGGAGAGTGCTTGGGCGGTGCTCCGGACGATGGCACGACGCCAGTTCCGGGGTAGTTCAAGGTTGTGCATGAATCCAGTCTAACTGAGCCTTATTTCGAAGGCGTTTCGTCGGTCTCGGCTTGCTTCTTGAGGGCGTCACGGAGACCCTGCTCGTACCCGTAGGCATAGTTCAGGTAGAACGCAAAGCCCACGACGAGCACAGCGACTACCCACATCAACCAGTGTGGCACAGACACTCCTTTGTACAACGTTGCGTATAGAGCAACGGCTTCTTACCGTTCGGGTCGCTGCGCGGCCTTTTGAGCCGGAACCGGAGAGAGATCCATAGCCCATTGCTCATCAGCAAAGGGCCCGTCCACCCATTGGATCTTGGTGGCTCCGCCGTGGCCGTGGATGGCCTCGACGTCCTCCACCGAGTCATAGACGGCCGTCGAAGACTTGTCGGTGTTCCAGCGGATGACAGCGGTTCCGTCACGGAACTCGATGCCGTCAGCCACCCGGCCAACACCCGACGTGCCAGAGACGTCCTCGGAACGAACCAGAACGAACCTGCGGTGCATACTCACGAGTCCTCCTCGAACTGGCTGACCAGCTTGAGTCCGTAGTTCATGCCACGCTTGACGACTGTCCAGGTGCCGTCGATGACACCCTTGTCGATCACCGCAGCCTTGAGAGCGTCGCTCATGTCCGTAAGGAACATGGGGTAGCTGGAGTTGTCCTCGGTGTCAACCCAGAGGAAGAACGCAGCAGACCGGCCACGGTTGTAGCCGACCATCTTCATCTCGGCGTCCCACTCCTCGATTGGCTCCCAGACGAGGTTGTCCTGAGAGTACGGAGGGTAGTGCCAGAGTCCGCCATCCTTCTTGAATGGGGCCTGCCGCACCTCGCTGTTAGTAGTCATTAGTAACCGTAGCCCTTCAGATCGTTGCGACGAACGAAGTGCAGTCCCAAGCACTCGCTGTCCTTGCAGTGGCCTCCATGGCCGAAGCTGACCCAGTCTCGCAGGGCCTTGTTCGGCGGCATGTAGTCGAGATTCTTGTACAGGGACTTGTGGACGGACGCCTGTACACCGTAGAAGGGGATTCCCGCCCTACGGCACAGGTGCCTCATCACACCGATCAGCTCTGCGGTACCGAACGTCGATCCAGTTTGCTGAGTCGCCTTGTTGTGGTACAACATGAAGATCTCATAGACGATCAGTTCGACCTCGCCAGAACTCATCCGAGGGATGAGCCAGTCTACCCACTCTTCCGGAGTGAACTCCCGCGCCCACTGAGGCTCTCGGCCCAGCCAGTAGGTCACACCGACATGGCGGTCTCCGGGGTCAACAGAAACCCAGTGACCCTCTGGAATCGGTGGGGTCTCGATCTTGGGCTTCTTGTAGACGACCATGACAACCTCGGTGGTAGAGAAGATCCTTTCAGACCGAACCCTACCACCGAAGTTGCCTTAACGTCAATGCCAGCAGAGCCAGGCGATCAGAAGCAGGTTGATGGTGATACCAACCAGCGCGTCGCTTGTGGTCTTCGGCTTGCGCGGCTTGCCGATCATGTCCCACTCGATGACGCTGGAGAAGACGAGAAAGATCACCAGCAGAATGTCATACCAGGCCACGACTTTTCCTTTCGGGGAGTTGGGAGGTTGCCCTCCCTGTTGACTCCCACCTTAGTACTACTTTGCTCCGAGCGCAAGTCCTACTTCGGAAGCCAGAGGTCCGGAGCGATACCGAAGTCCATGATCCGGTTCCCACGGGCAGGGTGCTTGTAGTAGTTCTCGAACACCCGGTTGCCAATGTCGGAGACGAGCTGCGCCTGAGCACGGCCCTCATCGCTGTCCCGGTGGCGGGTGACGAGAGAGTCATGGATCTGCCACAGCAGGACTCCGGGGATCTCGCGCTCCACCTCCCGCATCCACTGGTTGCAGGCTCGGGCCAGGTTGCCCTGGATGGACTGGTTAACGGCACTGTTGGAGCGCTCGTTCAGGCCGTACCAGCGACGCCACCCGTCCAGCATGGTCAGGTAGCCACAGCCGCCGTTGTGACGCTCGACCTTGGCCGCAGCCTGCTCCGCCATACGACGGAATTCAGGGTATGCTCGGAAGAACGACTCACGGGCCTGCTTCGCACGGGCCATCGAGACCGGCTGCTTCGTGCCTGCCTCAAGCTGGTCCTTCAGGGCCATGACACCACCGCCGTAGAGGATGCAGAACGTCGCACCCTTACCGGCCTGGCGGTACATCTTGAACTTCGGGTGATCCTCATCAACCCCGAACAGGGCCTTGGCGTTCATGGCGTGAACGTCCAGACCCTCATCCAGGGCATCCCAGAGGCGGTCGATACCCGCGAGCATCACAGCTACTCGGAACTCGCCAGTAGCCAGGTCGTGTTCGTACTTCAGGTAACCTGGCTCCTCCTCGAAGAGCATACGAACCGACAGCGCACCTTCCGGGCACATGGCGTCCTTTGGGATCTGCTGCGTGTTCACCCTGGTAGAGGCAAGCCTTCCGGACTTGGTTCCGCCTGCCTGCTGCCCCGGACGCTCAAGGGTGGTTGCACACTGGCGGTAGCTGGTGCGGATACGGCCGTCCTCACCTGCCCGAAGAGCCCAACCCGTATACCACTTGGAGTCCGAGTTGCGACGCTTCGTCCAGTCCAGGTACTGCTGAGCGTACGGGTAGCCCTTCTGGTTCAGGTGGTGAAGGGCCATGATATCGAGCTGGGGAAGGCCAGTGGCCGTCCTGGTCAGAGGCTCCAGGCCGATGCCGTTCTTGCCCGCGCACTCCTCACAGTCCTTGGTGCAGAAGAAGCCTCCCGGAAGATCCGGATTGACCTCAACGCCCTTGTTCGGGCAGATCGGACCGAAGTAGAAGCGCTTGGCCTGAGCGGGCTTGCCGGGATCGAACGGCAGCTTCAGCCGCTCAATCTCGTTGATGGCACGCAGGCGCTCACCCTCGGCAAGGCTCTTCGTGACGTTGTAACCGGCCCCGCGACGCTCCATCCGGTAGAGGACGGTACGCAGCTCCAGTTCGTCCTTCAGGAGGTCCCAGAAGGCCGGTAGAACGGCTCCCTCTTCAGCGCACTGCATCTGGTACTCGAACAGGCGCAGAGTCAGGTTGGTGTCCTTGGCGGCATACCGACCCATGGCCGCGTAGGCTTCGAGCAGTTCCGCCTGACCGGTGAACGGGTCAGCACCCCACATGAGCAGGTCATAGCGCTTTGTCATGCCCGTGCCCATCTTGGCCAGCTCACCCTTCAGGCGAGCCTGCTCGTCACCCTCGTCCTCACCCCACAGGCGCTTCGAAGTGGGCTTGAGACTGGCCACCTCGATCGGGTCGATGAGCTGCTTCTGAGTGATCATGGTGCAGTGGATCTCACGACGGCGACGCGCCTCAGTGAGCTTCCGCTTGGTGGGCTCCATCAGCTCAATGCGCTGCCTGACGCCCGAACGCCACTGCCCTGGCTCAGAGTCCACGTCCCATGCGTGGAGGCCCTCAGGACCCCCATAGCCGCCCGCGTCAGCCCTCAGGCCAACTCGGAAGTGGTGCATGTCGTGAACGCTGTTGTGCATGACCAGCTTGTCACGGCGGTCGAGCCAGCGGATCAGGTTCTCGTAGTGGTCGGCAGCCCAGTTCCAGATATCGGACGGCAGCAGAACCTTGTTGAGCACCTTGCCCATGGCCTTCAGGATGCGGTCCTGCTCAGCCTCGTCCAGAGGGGTGAAGGTACAAGCGCCTGTGATCTCGTCCTTGACCGGGCCACCAGGCTTGCCGATGACTGCCCCCTGGTCGAATGGCCAGGCGTAGTCGTGGATCTCTCCGGGCTCGAACTCTCCGAGCTTTTCGTTCCAGACGGGCCACCGGAAGCTGACCGAGACGACGCTGATGCGCGACTTGGGCTGAGCTGGGCGACCGGCAGAAGCGAAGGGATCACCATCGGGGTAGAGCCCAGAAGACTCTGTGTCAACCGCCACCGGCCATCCGTGTGGCAGCTCAGGTAGTCGGTCGTGTCCGACCAGGGTGAATTCGTCCATGTCCACTTGACAGGTTCCTTTCAGGCAGAAAGGGGCCGCCTCCTGAGAGACGACCCCCTTCGGGTTGTACTAGCTGACGAGCCATCCGAGATCAGCATAGCCGCCGCCGATGACAGGCGTGTGCCCGTACATCCGGAGGTGCATGTCGGGGTCGCCGCCGTACTGCTTGCAGATGATGCACACTAGCTTGCACCTTTCGGTTGGTTGCGGTGTGTACTTACAGCTTAGCCGATCCTTGCTCCGTTGGCAACCAGGCTTACGGCCCGAGTGCGGGTGTCGAGCTTGCGGACCGGCATCGGGTGTCGCCCGACGAGATCGGTGATCATCTTGAGTGAAGGGCCGTTCTCCCACTCACCCTTCGTCGGAGTTAGGGCCCGACAGACCCGGATACGCATGCGAGTGACATGGTTGCTGGAGCGCTCCTCCTCCGGAACCTCCTCCCAGACGATCCGGTACCACCAGCGATCACCCTTGGCCGACTTGTTCTCACCGGCCAGGAGCATCCGGCCCAGTTCCAGGGTGAAGGTCTTGCCCTTGTCCTCCCCCCAGCTCGCCTGAGTGTGCCAGCCCATCGACTTGGCGAAGGAGGCGAGCCGCTCAGCAGGCTCAGGAGTGAACCAGCCCATGGGGGAAGGGGTAGTCACACCTCGGGTGGCAGCACCCCGAGAGACGGACCCTCGCGAGGTCACGTTGCCAGAGACAGCCATCTTGATAAGTTCCTTTCAGCGGTCGGCCCCTGTATCAACTTTCGACACAGGGGCCAGTCGTTCAGAGTTCGCGAGCGTCGCGGTTGGATTGCTCGTTGTCGTAGTCGTAGGGCCCGACAGTGTCGTGGTCCTTCTCGGTCAGGTCGCCCAGCGTGGGGCCCTGTTGCTCACTCACCGTTCTGCTCCTTGGCCTGGAAGTTGCGCTGGAACCGGCGAAGGCGGGAGATCTCCTTGTTCAGGTCCGCAATGTCGCTCTTGCTGTACCCGCCGTAACGGGACTCGTTCTTCCGGAACTCCGCACGGTACCTCGCGGCGAACTCGTAGAGGTCGTGGATCGGCTGCGGGTCCTGGCCGATCAGCTCGTTGTTGTCACTGCTCCAGCCGGTCTCCAGCGGCGAGTTGCAGGAGCAGCCCGCCTCGTCCACGAAGAACATGTCGCCCGTGGTGTCGTCCACCAGGAAGCTGAGCTGCGACCAGTCGTAGCCACCGCCGTCGTTGACGTAGCCCGTAACCCGCAGCTCACGGCCCTGCCACTTGACGATCTCGGTCATCGTGCATTCCTTTCGGGAAGAGGCGGGGCCTTGGTTGACCCCGCCGTTGTTCCCAACCTTAGTACAGCGTTGCCCTACTGTCAACGACCGAAGGGCGAGAACTCCGCGATGTGCTTGGACATGCCGTTCGACTTCCACCGGAGCTTCTTCGCCCGGCTGTCCGAGATGATGATCCGACCGTTGTCCTGAACCTGGCGAACCAGGCGGCCGATGCCCTGAACCAGACGGGTCATCATGTCGTCCTCGTAGACCTTGTACCCGAACAGAGCCTGGGTGGCCTTGACCTCAAGGGTCGGAACCGCCCACGGCAGACGGTAGATGATGACCTGTCGCAGCGCCTCACCCGGAACGTCCACACCGGTCCACATGGACTGGACGCCACCCATGACACCGTGGCCGTGCTTCTTGAACTCCGCCAGGTCCCGAGCGGTCTCCTGCGGATCGCCCTTGGTCTGCATGAAGACCGGAATGTCCCGAAGGCCAGCCTTGACCAGGGCCTTGTGAACGATCGGCATCACCAGCTCCATGTCCTTCCAGGACGTGAAGAGGATCAGCGTGCCACCACCACCCTGCTCGTGCGGACGACGCGCCATGTCCACGACAGCTCCGCAGACTTCCTGGATGCGCTTCCACTCGTCGTCCTGGTTCTTCGGGTCGAACGGGCTGATCGCGAGAACCGAGTTCTGGTAGTTGAACGGGGTTCCGACGTCAACCGGGCGAACCGAACCGAGACCGAGCCGCGCGGGAAGCGAACCGGGGATGGTTCCGGAAACCAGAACCGAGGGCTGCTGGGTCAGGATCTGACGAGTCCAGGACGAACCGTCCACACAGCGGCGGTTCAGAACCAGAACCTCGGAACCTTCCTTGTCCAGTTCCTTCGAAATGGTGGAGATGAACCGCTTGTCACCGGAGGTGCAGAAGTCGATGGCGCGCTGAAGGGCCTTCAGGTCCTTGCGGAGTTCCTTGATCTCGGCCTGGTTCTCCGGGGTGTGCTCCATTCCCGCCAGCAGGCTCTCAACACGGCCAGCCTCGCGAACCGCCTCCTCCATGATTCCGTGGAGTTCTTCGTCCTGGGAGGAGTCCACCAGAACCTCGTTCATCTTGACGAGCTTCTTCTCCTGGCTCAGAACCCAGTCCTTGAATCCATGAACCACGTCGTAGACCGTGGAGTTCTCGCCGATCGAGTCGGAGTTGCAGTTCTTCACAACCCCGTCGATCTCGTGGCACTCGTCAATGAACAGCGCCTGGTACGCCGGGAGCAGGTTCACCGCGCCGCCGGTCATCTGGTTCACCTTCAGGTCCCACAGGAGGACATGGCCATTGGTCACGATGACGTCCGACTTCTGGGCCTCCTTCTTGGCGTCCTGAAGGGCACACAGGTCATCGAAGAGCGGGTTGCAATCTCCGGTGCAACCCCAGCCCTCCAGGCCCGCCTGAGACCACTCCATGAAGCCCTTCTGGCGGGCCTCCTGGTAGATGCGGTTGGCGTCCGAGGGCTTCATCTTGCGAGCAGCGGCGGACTGGGTGCAGAGGTAGTTGTTGCGGCCCTTGATGTAGGAGAAGGTGCCACCGAGAATCTTCCGAACCTCTGGAACGTCCTGGTTCACGTACTGGTCGATCAGGTTGTTCGTGGGGCAGACCACGACCGAGGGAGCCTTGTTGGCCTGTGCCGCCTCAAGGGCGATAGCCAGGATGAGCCAGGACTTACCGGTACCGGTGCCCGCCTGGACGAACGCGCCCGTCTCGCTGGCGATGGCCTCACGGGCGTACTTGGCGAGCAGGGTCTGCTGGGGACGAGCGGTGCGGCCGGAGCCCTCCATGAGGCGCTCGAACATTCCGGTCATCGTCTTCTCCTTCGGAGATCGTGGTGAGGGCCCGCGTCGCAGGCCCGGTGTCTTGATGAGTAGGACTCTAGCAGCACAACCAGTTGTGCACAAGTCCCATTGGAAAGCCCCTGCTCCTTCCAGGTGTCACAGGCTCAACCGTCGCGGGGGTTTAAGACTGTGAAGCCGGGAAGAGGCAGGGGCCTCCAGGTCTTACTAGAACAGCGGCTTGCCCTCAGCAGCCGGAGCAGCGGCCGTAGCCTCCGCCTTGGCAGCCTCACGCTCGGCCTTGGCCTTCTCGTCCACGCCGGTCGGACCGTCCTTCGGCAGGAGGGCCTTGATCTCGTTGACCAGTTCACCCTCGCGCTTGCCGAACTTGGCGATCTTCTGAACGATGTTCAGGCGGATCTGCTGTCCGACCAGCTCCTCGGTGTCGGTCGCGGGGGACACGCCGAACGCCTCGAAGGTCTCCTTGAGCTTGAAGAAGGCGGCGTCAGACAGGGAGGTGTTGTGGTAGACCTTGCGGCCCGCACCCTCCTGGCCCTCAACGACCTCGAACAGCCAGCTCCAAACCGGAGCCTTCTGACCGTCCTTGACCGTGACGTCCTCGGTGAGACGAGCGAGGTAGATGCCGTCGTCCAGCAGCTTGAAGCCACTGTTCGACTCGGCAGCCTCGACCTTCGCCGCAACCTCATCGTTCAGACGAGCCATGGTGGTACTCCTTCACTTCTCCCCAACAAGAGGAGCATTGGTGTGATCTGTCTGCCCTTGCAAAGCCGGGCTTGCTTTGAACCTCAACGGTTCGGTTGGCGGGGGGCGGGTTTCGTGTTCGTCACCGCTCCCCTACCAACACTTACAGCTTAGTCTACAGCTTGCGCCGCTGTCAAGCAGCTACGTCGTCCGTGGTCAGCTCGCCACCGACAACCTGGGTGATCCGGTGGAAGGTGGGCTCCACCATGATCGTCGGCAGGCAGCCCATGCGATCCTTGCCACGGTACTTGCCGATCGGGGAAGTGGTGCCCAGGCGGACCAGCTCGCCGGTTTCAGCGTCCTTCTCGACCGAGGTGTGGACCACAATGTCCACGAAGCTCATCAGGTCGTTGGCGAACTTCGGGCCCAGAGCCGGACGGTAGAAGATCGACATGTCCTTGTCCTTGTCCTGCTTCTCCAGCGCGGTGAAGACCGTGTGGCAGGGCAGGTCACGAAGGTTGCGGGCGACTCGACGGAGCTGCTCGGTGACCTTACCGTGCTCGCCAAGCTCGACCTCGAACTCGTCGTCCACCATGCCAGCCTTGGTGCGCTTGTTGAAGCGGGCCAGGACCAGGTTGTCAGTGAAGCGCTTGGTCAGCTCCGTCATGGAGTCGATGACCACACCAGTGATGGCAGCAGGGTCCTGGGCCAGCGTGGCGGCGATGTTGGCCGTCAGCTCGGACAGCTCCTGGTAGGTGCGGACCTTGGCCACCATGATGTTGTCCACCGGGATGCCGAGGTTCTGAAGGGGCCGACGACGAACGCCCGCCTCAACGTCAACCACGATGATCTTGCCGCCAGCCAGAGCCATGCTCGCAGCGTGGGAAGTCTTCGCAGTACCCGGTTCGCCGTAGTACAGGACGTTGATGAACTCCTCGGAGTCCATGAGCGATTCGAGAGCCATAGGGCACCCCTTCGTTTCCCCACCGTTAAGCAGGGCATTTCGGACGATTCGACTGCGAATCCAGAGCCCTGCCTCAACGACAGGGTTGGCGCGTGGGACCGAGAGGAGTTGAACCTCTCTAACACCACCTGATCAGAGTGGCTTATCAACCGGGCGGTCCCTCAAGGAAGTTGGTGTGGATTCGAACCACCGCCCGCCGTCGCGGAAGAGCCTGTCCTTATCAGTCGCTCTCAGCCTAGCCGTAGGTCAATCGGACTCGAACCGAACTACTGCGCCCTGCTCCAACTTCCAGTGAGGCAGAGGGAATCGAACCCTCAAGACGGGACGCGCGCGCCGTCTGCGAACCTGCTACCTCGGGGGCCTAGGAACCCCAGTGGACACCGCTGGAGTCGAACCAGCGCATTCTCAACCCTAGGACCGACTCGGCCGACGTCGGTTTGGTAACTAACCATCCTAGAGCGTGGGTTGAAAATCATCCCCGTGCCCAAGTGGGTTCCTCAGGAGTCGAACCTGAGCGCTTACCTTAGTTGCCCAGTCTCGGAACCCAACTCCGCGTCAACGCTCGGCAAAGCGGAGCGGAGAAGACCAAGCGGTTCCTTGACTGGGAGGAGGTCACCCCCATGCCCAGGGGCAGGTAAGCCTTCCTCGAACCCATGGTCGGGCAACCCCGTGGAGAACCCGACACCAACAGCTTAGAACCTAGGTCGGACAAGTCCTTCCCTGGGATGGGCCTTAGCCCCCTGCGACGGACTCCCGGTCCCTTGCTGCTGAAGCAAGTCTATCAAGACCGTGGGGTCTGGGTCAAGTCGCTAGGGCTGCTACGGCTACTGCGGCTGCAACGGTTGAATCCTTATTGTTCCTTCTACTTCTTACTACTTTTCTCTTGGGACTTTCTTCAAAAGAACCGTAGTAACCATAGAAAAGGGCCTCTGACCTGGGGTTTTGTGCTCCTGGAGCTGATGCATCTGCTATGGCACCTACTGTAGCTGTCTCTCCCGGATACCCTTCTGTTGTAGGAGTAGTTACAGGGTGTAGTCGTCCGGATACAAAAAAGAGCCCCCACTACGGCTGAACCGTAGCAGGGGTCTTTCGTCAGGCAGCGATGCCAACGCCTCCGTAGAAGGTGGTGCGTACACCGTCGGTCATCTTCTGGGTCTTCTTCAGGCCCGGAACGGCGGCCATCAGCTTGACACCGAACTTGTTCTGTGCGCCAGGGTGGTGACCCTCAATCGCGCACCAGTCCTGCCAGTGCTTGAAGAGGCGGGCGCACGGGGTGTAGACCTCGGGCCTGATGACGCACTTGTCCTTGAGGAACTTGGAGATCGGGCTGGCCACGTCGGCAGCCATCTCAACCAGGGTCTTGGAGGACTCGGGCTCGGTGAAGCGGTTGCGGGCCACCAGGCGGTCGAGACCGTCCAGAGCCCAGTTCAGGATGGCGGGAAGCTCCTTCAGCAGCCGCTGCTCAAGGGTGTGGTCCTCCTTGCCCAGGAAGCTCTGGGTCATGGTCAGGAGCAGCATGCGGTTGTTGATGGCCCCGGAGGAGTCCAGGAGCGAGGGGATCTCGTTGGACAGGAGCATCATGCGGGAGGTCAGCTTGCCGGTCCAGATGGACTGGTACTTGCGGTTGACGTCAAGGTAGTCCTCACCCGTGATCGAGAGAAGACGCTCGACAACCGTCTCACCGCCCTGCTTGGGCATGCGGGCGTCTGGGATGATCGCCATGGACTTGCCGATCAGGGGGCCCAGTCCGAAGTCGCTGACCAGGCTGCTCATGGTCGGGGAGGCGATGTTGGCCGAACCGATCAGAGCGGACAGAACTCGGGCGATGGTGCCCTTGCCGGAACGAGGCGGACCGATCAGGACGAACATCTTCTGAAGGTCGGTGCGACCCGAGATGATGTACCCGAACCACTCCTGGAGCAGAGCCCTCGCAGCGTCGTCGTTGCCCCAGACGTTGTTCAGGAACTCGATCCAGTTCGGGCACTCGGTGGCGTTCTCGTCGTACGCGAACGGAAGGCTGTTGGTGTTGAAGTAGCGCGGGTTGTGCGGGTGAAGCTTGCGCTCGACAGCGTCCAGCAGGCCGTTCGTGAAGGCAACGAGACGGTCAGGGTGCTCTCCCTGCTCACCGGTCCAGGAACCATCCGTCAGGCTGTCAGCGATGGTCGTGAGGCTCTTGAGGGAGTTCGCAACGTCGTTGACCCGCGCGGTGTTCGGGTTCCAGTCCTTCCGCTTGACCGTGTCCTCGCCCCGCTCCTCGTACTTGGCGTCCTCCAGGCGACGGTAGATCAGGCCCTGGACGTGGTCCTTGGACAGGACGTCCCAGTGGGTCTGGGTCCAGCCGTACCAGGTGTCGTTCCAGCGGCGCAGGATCGGGGTGTTCTCCACCAGCCAGCCGTTCTCCAGCAGGTGTCGTGCGACCTTCTGGGGCTTCGACGGGTGGGGCACCATGGTCTCGCTCATGGCATCCTCCAGGGTGAAGGACAGAACCTCATCATTCGTGCTCCCTTCCGGAGTGGGGTTGGCAGTTCCATCGAAGCTGAACAGGGGGGTGAAGTCTTCCACGGTGTTCTCGGTCGCCTTTCGGGCGTTGTTGGGGGCCTCGGTGGAGGCTCGCTTGTAGTCCTCGTCGCGCTTGGGGGCCTGCATCGGGCTGTTCAGACCGGCTTCGTACCCGCGCAGTGCCACTGTAGCAGCATTGCCCTTTGAGTTGCCAAGCTGTTCGGCCGCGCGGATCAGCTCCTCACGGGCGAAACCGTCCGACAGCTCACCGCCAGCGACGTAGTTGCCGACCGCAGCACCCGCCTTGTAGATCTCCTGGTTCCTCTGACCAGCGCCCGCAGGCACGGCCACCAGACGCCCCAGGATGCCATTCAGAGCCCCGATGCCGTACTGGGTGCCCTTGGGGTCCAGGGAAGCCTTGAAGACGCCGGAGGAGGGCTTCTGAGCCTTCTTCTCGTCAATCCCCAGCGCCTTGATCATGTACTCAGCGCTGACACGCTCGAAGTCGGGGGCCGGAGCAGCGATCGGAGTGGCCTGGGAGGGTTCTTCCCGCTTGTTGTTGAAGCTGCCGGGCAGACGAAGAACCGCAGCCGCGTGGGTGACGGCCTTGTCTCCGCCCAGGTGGGCGAACTTCTCGGCCAGCGCCCGGTTGATCATCTGAAGCTTGACCCCGTCGATCGGGGCAGCCAGTGGGATGACGTACTGGAAGTTCCGGCCAGAGCCCGAGTTCCAGATGAACGCGCCCAGGTCGTATAGCCACTGGAGAGCCTCGTTCATGGCGTCCTCGCCAGGGAACTCGACGTGGTTGACGTCGTTGTCGCCCCAGACCGCCCAGATCTTCTCCGAGGCGTTCGCCTTCTGGCGCTTCGAACGGAGCTGCGGACGGGCCTCAGCGTCGATCGGCTTGAAGGAGCCCGGAGAGAAGTACATCTCGCGAGTGGTCGCACCAGCCATCCAGTGGCCCCCGACCTGGGTCAGAGCGTCAGCCAGATTGGCCGGGAAGTAGTAGGTCTGGTACCAGCGACGCTGGAGCTTGCCGTCGATCAGGGTAACCTCGTGCTGGGGAAGGTCTTCGACAGCGACCCGGAGCTGAGGCAGGGAGGCGAGGGTGACCATACCCTCGGAGTTCGCGTGGATGGCGTCCAGCATGGTCAGCGCGATCGACGTGTCGATCATCGGCTTCTCGGTCATGGTTTCCCTCCCAGTTGGTGTCTTTCGGACTTGCTGACGAGGAAGACTTAACCACAATCAGTTGTGCTCTGTCAATCAAGAGAACCCCCTCCGGTTGGACCGGAAGGGGCCTCTTCTAGCTGCCCGTAGCCTTTGACAGGATCAGGTCAGTGTAGCGACTCGGGATGGCGCGGTACTTCACGCTCAGGTCCCTGGTGACCGTGTTGCCCTGGCCGTCGTCCATCTCGACAGACTTGGCCTTGACGGGCGCTCGCTGCTCTGCGTTGACCCCACGTAGCTCGGTGTCGATACCAGCGGCGTCAGTGAGTGATCGAGTGCGGTAGTCCTGGCGTCCCACCTGTGACCAAATGTCGGCCAGCTTGGGGACGTTGACCCTGAACTCTCCGTCGCGCTCGTTCCTGTAGACCGCCATGACCAGACCGTGCTCACCGGGGCGAGTCGGGAACCCAAGGTGACGCCAGACGGTCGGGATGACCTCCAGGATGACGCTGGAAGCGTTCCCCAGATCCTCCTGAGAGCTGATCCACTCGTCTACCAGGCCGACCCACTTGGAGTCGCCTGTGAGGCTCTCCAGAACCCGCGCACCGGCCTTCAGGTAGCCGTAGGACTGACCGACACGAGACGACCCGTCAACATCTCCGATGGCCTTGCTGTGGCACAGGATCGAAGCCACGAGGCTTCCGGCGATCTTGGTGAAGTCGTTGTTGAAGCGGGCCTTGAGGGGCTTGACGTCAACCTCGTACTGGTTCTTGCCAGGGTGGCGGAGCGACATGCGGTCCACGATCGTTGGCATGTCCAGCTTGATCAGTCGGTCACGGTTGGCCTTCTGGGAGTTGAAGTTGGTTGTCATGCCCTCGGACGAGATGATCGTAGCAGCGCGGAACTTGCCACCAGCGCGCTTGCTCGCGTTGGCCACGCTCATCTTGTTCTTGGCACCCTTGGTGATCGCCAGGCGGATCAACTGCTGTAGCTCTTCGTTGATGTGTACATCGTCAAACCAGACCACGCCGTTGTTGTTGGCCGTGTAGGCGTTCTCCGCAGACGCACGAGTCCAGGCACCACCTGAAGTGTCTACCCCGATCATCTGGAGTCCGGACTTGGTGTAGCTGGTCTTGCCCGACTCCGCAAGGCCCTCGATCTGGAGAGCGGGGAACATCTCTCCCTCGGTGAACTGGCCACGCAGGACGACCATGACGAGCCAGGAGCCCAGAACGGCAGCCACCTTCTCGTCGTGCCAGGTCAACCACTCCTTGAAGATGCTTACGGCCTCTTCGCACGACACTTCGAACCCGTAGGCGGACTTCGAGTTCTCCGTAGCGTACTCGGATGGCAGGCAGTCAGCGAAAGGTGCCAGTGCTGCTCGGCCAGGCTTGATCACACCTTCGTTGGTGATGAAGGCGTTGAAGATCTGGTTCCAGCCGGTGAAGCCGATCTCGGAGAGTTCAGGCAGGTCGAAGCTGTCCAGGAACATGGTGACCTGGTCCGCTGTCACGAACTGACCGTTCGCCTGGTTCGGAGGGTAGGTTGCCCCACCGAAGGCGCGCATCCACTTCTTGAACTCCCTCTCACCGATCAGCTCTTCGGAAGAGATCATCCGCTCGCCGATCAGCTCGCCAGAGCCCTTGAAGACGTTGACACGCCAGGCGCGACGGTCGGTGCTCATGATCACACGGGTAGGCACCAGGCTGAAGTTGGCCACAGGCGCGTACGCCACGGTCTTCTTCCCAGACTTGTCCTCCTGCATGAACCGAACGGTGAACTCGTCGTCCTGGATGCCCAGGAAGCCAGTGCGCTTGGTGAACTGCTCCGCGTTCGCAGGGATGGCCGGGTTCTCGGGCTTGTTGAAGATCGGGTTGCCTTCACGTTCACGCTTCTTGGCAACCTCCTTCGCCCAGAACCGCTGAAGCTGGCCCGTAACTATCTCGTCTGTCTGCGGCCTGCGGGAAGCACGCTCATAGTTCAGGACAAAGGCGAGAGCAGCCTCATAAGGAAGTCCGGCCTTGACGAACATCTGGGCAACGCCACCAGCAACGGCAGTGCTGTTGTCGTTTCCTCGACCGGAAGCACCAGGAGAGGCGAGAGCCTTGACGTACCAGGGAGTTGAGGGATCGACTTCGTCCGGAATGTGGACCGAACCAGGCATGTCCTCGGGGAGAATCTCAAGATCGTCATTCTCCTTGACCTTGGGCAGGTTCTGAAGGTGGTCAACCCATGCCTGAGGAAGTTCCGGCAGTTCATCGACTCGCGGAACGCCTTCACTGACCTGACCGACTGGACCGTACCAGCGGTACTGGCGAACCTCTCCCGTGGTTTCGTTGACTACCTCGGAAGGCCAGGCGACCGCGTACCGATAGTTGTGCTGTACGAAGTCGATGAAACCCGTCTTGGAAGGCCACAGAAGCCCGCTGGGAACACGAAAGAACCGAATCCCTGACGGGTTGGCGAACCCGCGTGAGGTAGAGCGCCAGGTGGCGGGAAGGGCTCCGAGCTGCTCTTCGAGTTCCGCAAGCTGGTCTGCTCCATCCTTCTCGACACCCTTCTTCTCGTAGTGATCCACGTCGATGCCGATGACGTTCTCAGGCATGCGCAGAGCTACGTTGTTGTTGCTGTTGTGCGCCCACACGTGGATCTGGTGATCGGTCGGGTAGATCCCGGTGTTGACCATGCCAGTGAACCCCGAAGGAGGGGTCATCTTCTTCATGTGAGGCAGAGGAAGAACGCCACGCCACCCGAACTCGGTGTAGAGGTTGACGCTGCTGGCGTACGGACCCTTGCCCATGTCTGCGGAGAGCTGGCACCCGTCCTTAGTGCACGGAGCCTTAGTGGCTGTGTCGATCATCCTTGTCAACCATTCTGCTTTGAGACCTTGATTCTAACGGTTGGCAATGACTCTCAGGCAGCCTCTTCCACGTCCACAACAGTGAGAAGGTCGATGGGGTTGCAGCCAAGCATGTCGGCGATCTTGTTGATCGTAGGCAGTGTGGGGATTCGCTCGCCACGCTCGAAGTAGGTGGCCGTTCCGTTGGAACCAAGGATGCCTGACACGTTGGCCCGTGTCATTCCACGGCGCTCCCGAATGGCCTTCATGGCCTCACCGTTAAACTTCAGTTCCTGCATCTCGTATGTCCTTTCGCGTGTCCTTGCGAGACACAGTTAAGCACATACGTAGGAGTCCAGTCAAGTGTGCTCTTTGGGCAAAAAGAAGGCCCTCCCAGGACGAGGATACCAGGAGGGCCGGTCGCTCAGGTTGGTCTCGAACCAACGCATCTCCCCGTTATGAGCGGGGTGCCTTAACCAGCTTGGCCACTGAGCGAAGAGAGCGAACAGACGGAGTCGAACCGTGATCCACCTGGGTTGCAGCCAGGCCCCAGTTGCCCACTGAGTTAGGACTATCCGCAGAGCTGGGGAAGGCGGCTCGCCAGCCGTGCGTCCCTTACCCCAACGTGGAGAATCTGGGAGTCGAACCCAGCTCCTGGAGCTTCCCTCGTGGGGCTTTGACTCCAGTCGAAACCAACTATTCCCCATACCAGACACCTCTCGGGAAATCTCAAGGAGGTGGGCTTTTACTGTCTGATTGCCGCGAGCCCCCGACAGGATTCGAACCTGCGTCACCGACTTACAAGGACGGTGCTAAACCAGCCTCAGCTACAGGGGCAGCATGCCAGTTTGTTTTGTCAAGCGAAGCTGACACTCTCCGCCTTGGAAGACACGACCTGACCTACACCCGCGTTAGCGGTTAACAGGTAGTAATTGTAGCCGCAGATCATTACGACTTCATAGCGTGCCCGTGGACCCACGGAGAATCGAACTCCGCTGGAGTGCCTTGCAAAGGCTCCCTGTCACCTTGACCAGGCCCAAAAAGCATCATAACCGGAACAGCTTGTCCACCGGTAGTGCCTCCCCATGAATCGAGGTCTTTGATGCTACGTACCGAAGGTGGGACTCGAACCCACAATCCCGAAGGCACTAGTTCCTAAGACTAGCGTGTATATCCAGTTCCACCACTCCGGCATGTTCAGTTGTTGCGTGATCCGAGCAGGAATCGAACCTGCGTTACCCAGCCATCCTAAGCCTCAAGCCTAGGCATCAATCCGGGCGGCTTTCCATTTAGCCTATCAGACCAAGGGAGACGCAGACGCGGGGGGAGGATCTACGTCTCCACTAGAACCAGGTGGGGGGGCCCTGTGTTCGTGGTACTAGCTTAGCACAGTCCATAGCCCCCTCGTCAAGCCAGAATCAGTGTCGAGTGAAGTTTTGTGCGAAGCCCAGCTCAGCGAGGTTGCTCAGCTCCTCCTGGTCCCCGTACTTCCGGCCTCGAAGGCAAGCCTCGGTGAAGGAGCACATGTACTTGCAGGTGTCTTCCTTCGGAGTGCGCTCGTGCCGGTTGTCGAGTCCGTAAGCCTTCAGGACGGTCGCTGTGGCCTCGCGTGCGATGGTGTCCAGCTCGGAGGGCATCCGGTCCATGTAAGTGCGGGAGAAGCGCTCTTCGGGGGACTGCATCTTTGGCCGGACGCCAGCTCGTTCGCCAGCTTCCTTTCGAACTTCCCAGCGCTCGATCTCGCCAGGAATGTCGCCCTTGTTCATCTTGGTCTTGACGGCATTATGAACAGCCATGAAAGACGGGTTGCCCAGTTCCCGTAGGGCCCACAGGTAAAGGCTGAACTGGTCGCTCAGGGCGTAGTCCTGCTCCTTCGGAAGAGTGGAACAGGTCTTATGGTCAAGTACGAGAAGGCGGTTCTTCTCATCGCGGACGATCAGGTCGATGGAGCCCTTGAGGATGATCTCCCGCTGTCCTTCGAAAAGGGTCGGGAGGGGGACTCGGAACTTGTGTTCGACGGCTCGGATGTTCCAGAGGGAATCTCCGTAGTAGCGCTCGTGATAGCCTTCGAACATCCAACGGACAATAGCCACAGCCTCCTCATCCGAGTCCGACTGTACTGGTACTGAGTCGAGTACATGATGAGCTGCCTTCACGCATTCCGCGAGAGGCTTTCCCTCCATTCGACCCAGATAGTACTGCTCGACAACGGCATGGAAAAGGGTGCCCTTGCCCAGAGCTGTGTTCAGGTTGTTCTTCTTGGACCACCGCATCTTGTACTCAAGCATGTGCTTGTGAGGGCACGTGCGGTAGCTGTTGATCTCGGACCACGAGACAACTAGGGGCTCTGGGTTAGGGCTGGACATGATCCCAGTTTACCATGAGACCATGCCCAGCGCGCAACATCCCTACTGCTCCGGGTCGAACACCTGGATCTCGAAACCGTAGCCGTAGTAGAACGGGTTCCCGCAGGACCAGTTCACGGTCAGTTCCAGCACGTCACCCATGTCGGCGTAGATGTGCCAGGTGGTGTATCCGTCCGTGGTTCCCACGCCCATGATGATGTGGTCCACCATCTCCGGGTGCAGCAGGAAGGCTTCCAGGTCCGTGTAGGCGCAGCAGTCCCCCTGTCCTACTAGGAAGACCTGCTTCCCGTTGTCCAGGGTGATCTTCGGAGCGCGTGCCGATCGCCACCACTCGTCCTCGTTGTACCCCGGAAGCAGGGCGTTCTTCTCAACGCTGACGATCTTGTGGCCGACGATCGCCTCTTCCAGCTTGGTCTTGCTCTCGACCATCGTGCCGTCGTCGTCGTCACCGTCGAGGATCTCAGTCTTGTAGTGCATGATGTTCCCTCCGTGTCGTTGTACCAACACCCTATCAGATGTTGTCAGGATTGCCAACCCATCTTGCGCTCGCACTCAGGACCGATGTAGCGCTCCGAGCCGTCCTTGGCCTTGATGGTCGGGTTGAGCTGAGTGCCACACCGGACACATGAGTGGGTCTCCTGGCCGAACTTCTTGGCCTGCTCGCGGGTGAGCTTGTGGTGCTTGCGGATCTTGTTGATACTGCCAGGGGCAGGCATGAACTTGTGGGTACGGACACCGTTGGAGATGTGCTCCGGGTGGGTCAGGGCCGTGAGAAGCATGGCGTAGAGGTAACCCCGCTCCGACCGGCGAACCTTGTAGATCGCGTCACTGATCATGTACAGACCTTCTTCGATCCCGATGGGGCTCTGGACGAGCGTCCGCAGTCGGTCGATCTCAGTGCTGGCGGACTTGCGGTTGAGCTTGGTCAGATCCAGAATCTCGCCAGTGGTGTCGATCAGTTCTTCCAGAAGGCGGATCTGGGCTTCGGTGGGCTCCAGAGCCTTCGCCTCGCGGGCACGCTCGATACCCGTCTTGTTGCCGAGCGCCTTGGTGAGGAGGCCCGACGCCTGTCCCTTGGTCATGCTCTGAATGTCACTCTCGGAGGCCAGGCCCATCTTGCGGATGGTCTTGATCTGGGCGACCGTGGCAGCGTCATCCTGCCAATTACGGGAAGATGCGCCCAGGATGCTCTGGTTCGACATGGGGGTTCCTTTCAGGAGAGGTCCGCGTAGCAAGCGGTACCACTGTAGTAGGTCTGGCTCACCGGTTCAAGCCATGGCTCGGGGTCGAACTTCCTGCGAGGAGAGTAGAGCACCTGCTCGTCGGTCTCCCACAGCTTGACCACCTCACCACGTCTGCGAGCCTCCTTGAGCTGCTGGCTCGCCTTGTTCTTGTCGGTGGGCTTCTTGCTGTTCATGGTCGTAACTGTAGAGCCTCCTGGGTTGCCTGTCAAGCAAAGAACCTCTCGCCGGGGGAGTTGGCAAGAGGTTCTAAGGGAGGTGCTGATGGAGGGGTTGGTCCATCGGAAGACTCCAAGTATTCAGTTGGGGAAGGGTGGAACTAGGCGGTACGGCGCTCCCTGTTGACCTCCTGGTCGCGAGCCAGATCCTCATCCGAGATGTGGAAGACGTTGTCGCGGAGGTACTTGCCGAACTCCTTGGGGGTCTTGGAGAAGGCATCGAGAGCTTCGATGGGGTTAAGGCTGTAGACCTTAACGATCCGGTTGAACAGTTCACGACCAGGCATCCGGGTTCCGGAGCGGAGTCGCGAGGCGGTGGTGAAGTGGCACTCGACAGCGGCGGCGAAGCTGTAGAGCGTGACACGTGGATGATTCGTCATGGTAGTAGGCTATCAGTTGGGTTGACTGTGTGTCTAGTTTAGGTGTAGAGGATCGTAGTTCGTAGACAATTCAACGAGGTTCTGGGTGTGAAAAAGGGGTTCACCAGACAGGTTCAGATGGTTCAGGTTGCCCCGAACTCTCCGTTCCGATCTTGGTGAACCCCCAGGTCACCGCCGGTTCATGCCCGGCTAGAACCCCCGAACTAGCCCTGAACTACTTAGCCCCGACTGCCTGCCAGATGAGAGCCGCAGTACCTGCCACACCTGCCAGGATGGTCAAGACAGAATGTGGCATACGGCGCTCTTCCAGCGAGCGGATTCGAGCCTCGAAATCTGGGAGACGCTCGGCAAGCCGGTGACGCTCTAGATCGCGTAGGCGCGGCTCCAGGTCGGACATGCCCGACAGGCGGGCCTCGATCCTCTGAAGCGCGTCATGAATAGTGCGAACCTCCGCATATACCTGGCTCAGGTCGATCTGAACGACCGGCTGCTGAGCGCTTTGCTGGTTAGTCACGGGTGGCTCTCCTTTAGGTAGTTCGGGGAGTCCCTACTAGGGAGCCATCCATGTCATGAGCCAGGTGATCGGACCAACGATCCCATCGACCTGGAGTCCGTGACGCTGCTGGAACTCACGGGTCAGTTCCTGGCAGTGAGGGCCGAAGTAGCCATCGACACCGTTCACAGCCCACGTACGGTCAGTCATCTTCTGCTGCCAGGTGACAGCCGCAGAATCCTTTCCGTGGTAGGTTCCAGTCCACTGGAGGGTGTGCTGGAAGGCAGGAACGTTGCCGGTCCAGAGCAGCTTGCGCATGCTGGTCGGGCCAGGGACACCGTCAGCGTCTCCGCCCGAGTAGCCGAGCTTCTGCTGCCACGCCTGGTAGGCTGCGGTGGTGTGGTCGCCCCACTGGCCGTCAACGCCCTGAGGGTCACAGCCCTGGTTGGCCAGAAGCTGCTGGGCCTGGGAGACCTGCGCGCCAGAAGCCCCGTAGCCGTAGTCCTGACCGTCGATGGTCACTCGCTGCCGTGGGAGGGACGGCGCAGGTGTCGGGTCTGGAGTGGGCTGTGGCTGACCGCCCGATGGACGTGGCATGCCAGCCTGAACCCAGGCGTACAGCTTCTCGCCGGGGCAGTCGGTGTTGAAGCCGTCTCGGTGGCCGTGCTTGGAGAGCGTGCGACCAGTCCGTGAACAGGCGAGGTCGTACAGGTCATCGCAGGCCGACAGCGCGGCATCCGATGGGTCCTGGTCTCCACCGATGGCGATCTGCACACCGAAGGCGGAACGGTTGTGGTTCGGGCAGTGGGCACCCTGGAGGTCCCAGCCGCGACCCTCGAAGACGTTTCCGTCCTGATCGACTACGAAGTGGTAGCCGATTCCAGCCCAGCCGTTCCCCTTGTGCTCAGCGTCGATGCGCTGAGGAACCTGGTTGCCGGTGATGTTGATGTGGGAGCCTCCGTCGTAGTGGACGTAGAACTCCGTGCGCTCACTCAGGTCAACGTGGTTCGGAGAGCCATCCCACCCTGTGAAGCCCCAATCGGAGCGGGAGATGATGTTCATTGAAACCTCTTTCTCTACGGGTCAAGATTAGACCGTTTTGATAACTGACGGTAGTCGGTGGGGGGTGTCAGTTTTCTGCCAGGCAGGCATATGTCGCACTCTTGACTAGATGAGCTTCGCTGGCACGAGGGCGTTGGTGTCGTGGTGGTAGACAGCGCAGAGGCGGTGGAACCCGTCAGCGATGACCAGCTTGTCGGCACGGATCAGCAGGACGGGGCTCAGGGCCTCGCCCTTCTTGATCTTCTCCAGATCCTTGGCCACGTGAGGGTCGGTGGCTGGCAGGACGCGAAGCTCGGAAGCCCGAAGAATGTCCTTCGCCTTCTTCTTGACCGGGTCCACGTTCTCCAGGGCCTCGATCACCTGGTCAACGGCCTCGTCTGGAATGGCCAGAAGGCCCAGGTAGTCCTTGGCCGCCGGGTAGTCGTGGGCCTCGGGAGCGTCGAGCCACTTGATCTCGGAGGGGGAGTGTGTCATGTCCTACTTCCAGTGAGTGAGAGTGAGATAGAGGTTGACCAGCATGGTCAGTGCGCTGACTGCGGAAAGGGTGAACTGAAAGGACGTGTGCTTCCGAACCAGTTCCGCTTCCTTGGCGGCCTTGATGGCTTCCTGGGCTTCCCGCCAGGATTCCAGCTTATCCAGCCTGTGTTCCAGGCTCGTGAGGTCGTCCGCAGCCATTAGTCGATCAGGTGCTTCACGAAGTGCTGACCCTCGAAGTCGGAAGCCGATGCTACGTGAGCGCCTCCGTGCCCCCGATGGTGGAACTGGCAGAGGAACACAAGGTTTTCGTCAGACTCGATCCAGTGACCCAGTTCGTTTGCGTCTGTGATCTCCGGGTACTGGTGGCGAACCATTTCGAGATCGACTTCGTTTTGGAGAGCCCACTCGATGTGCGCGTGGTGCAGCTCCAGCGGCTTGTCCAGGGTGCAGTCGGACATGTCGCCACGGCGCTTTCCGACAGCGCAGACGTACAGTGAGGGGTCCTTCTTCGCGCGCTTGCGGAAGTGCTCGAACTCCTTGTAGTACGGGTCTTCCTCTCGGGTTCCGTGCTCAGGGAAGTGCACGTTGTAGTGAGAGGAGTGAGGCTGCTCGTGAGCGGCTGTGACGTGGCCTGGCGTGCTGTTAGTCATTGGACCCCTTCGAGTATGACGGGTGGAGCATGATGGACTCGATCCGGTCGAGCTTGTTAGCGATGTACGTCAGAGCCTCATGGTCGGCATCTGCCTTGGCCGTGGACTTGACGTCAAGCTCGTTCTGGCGTCGCTGGAGAGCGGGGAGTGCCCACCACTGAATCCAGTTGCCGGACAGAACCATCAGGCCAGCCCTGGCCCAAGCTGGCATTGGGAGGATGACCAGAGGGGCGATCATGGCTGTGTAGAACATGACTGGAGAGGCCAGAACCTTGTCGGCAACCCAGGACATGAAGCGGTCAGACTTCTCTTCCAGCGAGTGGAATGGATGCTTGACCGCGTCGTGCGTGCGAAGGAGGTTTGACATATGACTCCAAGTCTAGCGTATTAAGCGATCTGCACCAGCCCGGACGGGAAAGATCCACCGCCAGCCAGTGTGTTGTACGTCATCTGTGTGATAGGTGCGAAGGTCGGAACGCACTCGGGCGAAAAGAGCATCATGATCGAGTTGATGTAGAGGCTCTGCCCGCTTGCCAGGCTCTGCACCAGAGGAACGATTCGAGCGAACCTCGCTCCGGCCACAGGGTTGTAGAAAGCGACCTGGTCCTTCCACGTGTTCGCTGGAATGTTGAAGGTGGTGTAGTTCGAGGTGCTGATGTAGTTGCCGTTGGAATCGTACCAGTCAACGGACAGGTCGATCTGCTGATTTGCCACGGTGCAGTAGAACTTGCACGCAACCATGTAGAAGAAGGAGTTGAACGATGAGTTCGCATCTCCCACTTCGGAAGCCCAACTTGTGACCACTGGCAGGAATTCGGACTGAACCTTGCTCTGGGCGGTTCCGGTCGAAAGGATTCGGCCTGATAGACCACTGACTCCGGTTGCCGGAGATGGTGAGGACACCACTGAGAACGTAGCTCCACCAATTGGGGTGTAGTACGTGGTTCCGGCCAGGAAGAGCGGGTCGCGGTTCAGTGGCGTCAGGTTGCTCATGGTCCCTTCTGCAACCCCGGTGACCAGGTTCTTGTAGTTCTTGGTCCAGGTGGTGGCCTTGCTTGCCAGGTGCTGTAGATTTGAGTAGCGATTGAAGTCGTTACCCGGAGAGAGGAGGTAGTCCTCCCATGTGTGAACCAGCTTGGAAGGGACTCCCGCTGCGGTGTAGGTCTGGGCACCCTGGCTGAATAGTCCGATGGGGATAGCCACAGGAGTGTTCAACGGGTTGCCGTTTTGCCCGATGACAGTTACCGAACTCCAGGCTCCGTCCACGTCGTTGTTGTTGAAGTGACGGGTTCGCTGAAGAGCATTGGAAAGGTTCTGAACTCCATTGGCGAACCCCACCTGAACGTATGAACTTGAGTCCACTCCAGGGCCTACCTGAACCACGATATGGTAGGTAGTACCTGAAACCAGCGAGTAGTTGTAGTCAGGCAGGGGGACGGAAATACGTGGAACTGGACTGAGGGTTGCCGAGATGATGGTTCCGGAGTTCGGGGCCATTCGAAACAACTGCCACTGGCCGGAGTTTCCGGTCTGGAATGCAGCCCAAGGCGCGACAATTGCCTCAGTCCAGCGGAACATTTCCCACTGCGGGGCGAAGTCTCCATTGGCGGCAGTAAGAACCTGACAGAAGCTGGTGTTTCCAGAGCCACCTGAGCTGACTAGGCCCCCCATAAGGGCAATGCAGGAGTCGGTGACGACAAAGCTCGACTGACCGCCGCCCTGGGCAACTACACCGATTGGGAGGGTAGGGCCCTTCTGCCAGGTTCCGATGATGTTTCCGGTCACCGGGTCTAGGTTGGCGATCCAGACGTTGGTGACACCAGCTCCACCACCGCCACCAGTGATGCTTGTAGCGCCTCCGGCGTAGATCAGGAAGTTGCCCAGAACGGCCATGTAGCCACCCCAGGTAGCAACCGGCACAGTCGGACCGCTGTTCCAGGAACTGATCTGCCCGTTGGACGGAGTGGTGTAGTAGACGTTCGAGTTGACGTTACCCGCCGTGTCCACGCCACCCGCGATATAGACCGTGTTCGTAACGGGGTTGACCGCCGACACGGAGTAGTTCATCACGGAGGGAAGGGACGCCTGAGCCGACCAGGACCCGATGACACCCGTCAGGTTGGACCAGGAGGCCGTGTAGACGGTGTTCAGGGCGCTGGAGTTGGTCCGTCCACCCATGTAGACCACCGTGTTGCTAGTGGCCGCCAGAGCGCCTCCGTAGGACGCTGAAGGGATGGCTGGCATGGCGATGGCTCCACCCATGGTGGTTCCACCGAGGTACTGAGCTACAGCGGTTGTGGTGGTCGGGTTACCGCCTGAGTCCTGTCCGCCAGCCATGAGGAAGAAGTTGCCGCTGTAGGTGGATGAGCTGAAGCCTGATGAAGACGAACCGGAGGTCGATGAAGGGCCAACCCAGTTCGAAGAAGTGGCTCCACCAGCCAGTGCCATGGTGTTGAACATCGGGTGCGCCAGGGGTCCGCCCTGAGAAAGGCCGTACTGCGCACCGAGGTTGGCCAGCCAGTTGGCAGGAATGAGAGTCTGGGCAAGTGGGGCCGCGACGTTAGGTGATGTTCCTCCGCCGTTGTCTGTGCACAGGCTGACCTTGACTGGCGCACCGTTGTTGATGGCCAGCAAGGGAAGCGTTACCCGAAAGACAGTTCCCGTGAAGCCACTGGGGAGAACGAACGGCTGGGTGTAGTCCAGGGTCGCCTTGTTGGTTACCCAGGTGAAGTTGGTTCCGCCGGTCACAGGGGTTGTCGGAGCCACGGGATCGCCGATGTAGCACGGCACGTTCGTGTGAGTGCCGAGGAACTGGTTGATGTGGTCAGACTTGTTCGTCCCGGTCACGTCGGTGGTTCCGGTCGGGCGAACTAGGCCATTGTGGGCTGCCTGCCAGTACGGAGGGTTGTTGGGCGATCCCGAGATGTAAGTCATTAGTTGTGAATCCTGATGGCTGTGATCTTGGTGGAGGTGTTGTTGATCGTTAGGTTTGCACCTGTGACCTGGTACGGATACATCTCGAAGTAGTCGGAGGTCCCATTGAAGAAGGACACTCCAGAGCAGTTCATGACGCTGTGGTAGTACGAATCCGTGATGGTAGGCAATGCCTGAGCAGCAAAGGCACCTGCGGCTCCCAGGTTACCATTCTTCTTCAGGTCAACGTCACGTCCGGAGTTGTTGCTTGTCTGAAAGTCTAGCTGCCCGATTACCAGGTAGTAACCAGCGAGACGGGGAGTGATCCTGGTCGGAGTTCCAGCAGACCACATGCCATAGGGATCGACGTTTGGTGCAGGCCAAGTCAGAGGCGTGTTGACATAACCCGATGGCCAGCTAACGGCGGAGCCCAGGACGATCTGGATGAAGGGCTGAGATGCCAGCGTGTCGATCTGGGTCGAGTGGATCAGCTCAAGCGGAGAAGGCATTAGACGTGCACCTTTACGAGGTTCAGAGAAGTTCGTCCCGCGTCGATGGTGGTGTTGGCTCCAGAGAACTGCCAGCCATAGACCTCCATGTAGTCGTTGACTCCGTCGAAGAAGCCAATTCCACTCATGGTCATGGTGAAGATGAAGGCGTTGTCGGTGAACGGCGAGATGGTGTTCTGGACGAAAGTGCTCACGCCGCCGTTGCCTGCTCCGGTTCCACCACCATTCTTGTTCAGGTTGATGATCCGGGAGCCTGATGCAGCTCCGGTGTCGGCCCAGTCGATAACGCAAGTCGCCAGGTAGTAACCAGCCACTGGGGGCTTGATTCGAGTCGGTGAGCCCGAGGACCACATTCCATAGGGGTCGAAAGGTGCGGAGTCCCAGGGGAGAGGCTGATTCGGGCTGACGAACCCTGTGGTGAAGGTGTGGCTGGCCGTCGTGATGACGCGGCACATCGGAGGTGCGGACAGCACGTCGATCTGGGTCTGGTGGAAGAGTTCCATCGTGGAAGCCATTAGACGTGAATCCTCAGGATAGAAATCTTGGTCTGGGGGGCATTCAGGTTCAGGTTGCTGCCTGTGCCCTGATAGACGGCTAGCTGGACGAAGTCTGTTGTGCCGTTGAAGAAATCCACTCCAGAGCAATTTACGACGTTGTCATAGTTGTTGTCGCTTGCAGGCGCTCCGACCACCTGTCCGATGGTCTGAGTTCCCGCACCGCCGTTCTTGGAGATGTTCAGGATTCGAGATCCTGTGGCGTTCTGAGCGAAGGCGACCTGGCCGATGACCAGATAGTAACCGGAAATCTGTGGCGTGTACTTGGTCGGGTCCAGTGAGGACCAACCGTTATAGGAGTCGAGATCTGGTGTCGGCCAGGAGACCTTCGGAACGGATGAAATCGGGGTCGAGGAAGTCACGCTCGCCACGGACTGGGTTGATGCCAGCTTGGCCAAGAACATGGGCTCGGAGATCAGGAGGTCAATCTGAGCGTGATTGATGAATTCCAGGGTGGCTACCAACTCAACTCCTTAGGTGACGATGGTGAGAACTCCAGCAGAAGTGCTGACGTTGTTTCGGTAGGACTGGACATAGCTCATGATTCCAGCCTGCCCGGCCGTATATTCGTAGACAGACGTGATGAAGTTGTTGACGGGGGCAGTTCCGGAAGTCTTACGGAACTGAACCGTCCAACGCTGACCTCCGTCTTCCCAGGTTCCCACGATGGATGACCCAAGGTTCTGGACGGAAAGAGGAACCTGATCGTAGATGGCATACGCCAGACCGAATGCCTGAGCAGTCCACGTGGTTCCGTTGGAAGAGGTCGAGCAAACTCCTCCAGAAGTGGTGGTCGCCTGGACGATTCGGTAGTTGACTCCATCGTTGGGTCCTGGAGTCGTCACAACCCAGTACTTGGTAGAAGGTGTCAGTCCGGTAACGGGGATCGGAATCAGAAGCGGATAAGGGGCCTGAAAGACAAACTCTCGGGTCAGGGTGGTGAGAACCAGTGGAGAAGTGATGACCGGGGAGTTCGACCCCGAATCCGGATACAGGCCAACGGTGATCGGTAGCGAGGTTGTTGGGCTTCCAGGGTTCGAGCAGATCATGTTCAGCGAGATGTAGCCAACCGTGGTCTGAGTCGAAGTGGTGGTGAACGGAATGCCGACATACAGGTTCGTGCACGTCTGGTTAGTCGTGGTAACAGTGGCTGCGGACGACTGGGCTCGGATGTTCGCCTGGTAGAGAATGGACGCCTGGTGCCCACCCATGAACTGGTTCACCTGGCCAGCGAAGAGGGCTGAACCCGCGTTGGCTCCAACCCAATCGGGCGTCTGCGGAACGATGAAATTTCCGGGCATCTAGAGCACCTGAGTCTGGAAGGAGTTCTGGGAAAGACTGATCGACCTGATGGTCTGGACGTACGTCCTGTTGTTGGAAATCTGTCCAGGCCAGTACTCGTAGTAGCTCGATGCGATGGAACCAATGGCTCCGTTGCGATAGAAGAGCATGTAGGGGGAATTGTCCCCACCGCCATCGAGAGCAACCCAGGCCAGAAGACCTGTGACGTCGCTGGTGAAGAACTGGACGTACATTCCACCGGTCTGGTTCGTCCAGGTGGAACCGGAGTTGGTCGAGGTGGAGTAGTACTGGTTGACGTCGGCTGTGGTCTGGTACTGCCAGAAGTAGTTCTCGGTTCCGGAACTTGTCCTGGTTCCGCTGATGACTACCCAGTAGAACTGCCCGGACACAACGGAAGTCGAAGGGATGCTGACTGGAACCATGAGGGTCAGTGGAGTCGCGTACAGGTACTCCTGGGTCATGGTCATCTTGGGAGACTGGGGCGTGATCGGTGCTCCAGGCTTCCCGGCGACGTCGGTCCAAATCTGCACGCTTACCGGGTCTAGCGAGCCATCAGGGTAAGTACCGAGACCAAAGTTGGTCAGGATGTACCCGATGGACGACCCGTTGGACTGAAAGCGCTGAGCAACCCATAGGCCAGTGGTACCGCCAGTGAATGACAAGGTGTTGGTGGGGTTGGCGTTGATCGTGGTCGGACCGATCCCCTGGTAGTACGGGATCATTCCATGGGTGAGCAGGAGCTGGTTGGCGTGAGCAGCCAGAGCAGGCTGGGCAGTTCCACCACTTGTCAGCAGTGGTGTGTTGACGTTCCAGCCGTTTCCGGTGGCCGACTGGTAGTTCGCGTTGTTGACATTTGGCATTACTGCCCCAGGAGGTTGAACGTGGCCTGAAGGATCAGGGTGTTCGGGTTGGTGACGGTCACGGTCGGGGTGAAGACCCAGTGGTCCAGGAGGATGCCAGCGGTCTGCACGTTGGCGTTGCTGGAAGTGCCATTGGCGAAGACTCCCGCCTCACCTACCGTGTAGCTTGTGGCTGGAGTTGGGAAGTAGAACGTCCAAGTGGCCTGAGAAGCGATCGTAGGGGTGGCTGGAGCGCTTGAACCGGCCCCTACGGTCACTCGTGCCAGTTCGGCCCCCAGAAGGACGTCAGCGGCCGTTGCAGCCGTTGTGGACGACCCGATAGCCCCCCAGAGCGGGGTCAGGTAGTACGAGGTGGTGACGCCCAGGTTCGCGGCCTGGTCCTGGATGCCGGAGTACACCAGCGCGTTGGCAATGGCTGTCATGCCTGCCGTACACATGGTGTTCTTGCCATGTCGCTCGTCCACGACATTTCCGTCAGGATCAACGACGTAGACGGACAGGCGTCCCTCGAAACCGATGAAGGCGTCTAGCCCCACGTCACCATTCCCCACTGTCCCATGTCCCACTTCGGATTCGCCCTTACGTTGGTGGTCATCGTGTCCGAGACCGTTGAGTTCTCATTCGGCTGGGCGAAGTAGCCCTGGAGCGGAACGATAGAGCCCTGGAACGACTGACTCTGCTCATTCAGCTGATTGATGATATCAGGAAGGGTATACGGGCGGACAAGTCCCGGCATGTTGTACTCCTAGATTCGTACAGCCTTGATGGAGCAAATCTTGTAGCCCCCCTGGATGAACTGAATGCTGTTCCCGATCACGATGAAAGTCTGATTCGTCAGACCCCAACTGTAGTTGGTTCGGTCGTCCGGGATGAAGCTGGAGGTGAGCTGGAAGGTCTGTCCTGCCTGAATCCAGCCGAGCCATTCCGGTGAGGTCGAGAAGTTGATGCGCTCCGCCACGAAGGCATATTCCTGACGCTGCCGCATGGCACGAGCCTGAGCCATCGGAACCGTGGTCAGAGAGCTGTCGGAGATGTACTCCATGAACACGCCCCCGTTCGGCCCGGTGTACGTGGTCTGCGAGTTCACGTCGTTCGCCTGAGCGATGATCGGAACCTGGTAGTCGTACCAGAGCTTGATCGTCTGACCACCGGCAGGAGCGCCTGTAGGTGAGTTCAGGAACCATGAACCGATGACGTTCTGGGCAATGGACCAGCCGGTTCCGGTGAATGAACCACCAGCCGAAACCAGGGTGACAGGGGTGACCGTGTTGTTCACGGTGAGAACCGGAGAGCCCGTTACGGTGTACCGCAGGGGCCAGGACCGCTGGATTCCATCTGTCAGCCAGGTGTCAGTCGGGTTGTTCTGACGGTAGTTCCCGTACTTGATGATCTGGGTCGCACCCTGAACCAGAATGCGGTTACGAACCGATGCTCCGTCCCATTCGTATCCATAGCTGTTTTCGAAGGAGATGTGTCCTTCGGTCAGGTTCGGAGTGGATGAACCGACGTACGTTGGGTTTGTCGTGAACGTGACACCAGAAGGCTGGGCAGTGGTCTGGTCATAGAAGTGAAGCTGACGATTCTGGTCTACATACCATCCGTAAGGAGTGGTCTGAGTGGCGAACTTGGCCAGCTTCACCCACGCGGAAGACAGGGTGGAGTAGTTCAGAACGAAGGACTGAATCAGGGGTGCTGGAGTGACGAATCCGGGAGCACCTGGCGTTGACTGGGAAGTCTGAATGGCCGTGATGCCACAGTTGGCCTGCTGAGTGAGAGCAACGATGATCTGATCAATCGTCATGCCGATGAAGGTGCCCTGCACGATTGCGTTATCCGCATAGAAGGCGTAGTCTGTGCAGCTCAGGTTCCAGTAGTTGATGCCATTGAGCGAGTCCAGTGTGACGTGGGTGATCACGCCCGCGAACATGGAGACGTTGGCGGTGTTATCGAAGAACGAAACCTGAGAGAGAGGCTTGATCACGAACGCCGGGGTACCTGTTGTCGAGTAGTCGTCAACGAGCGTGAAGGTGGCGGTCGAGCCCTGTCGTCCGAAGTTCTGGTTGATGGTCGGAGAAGCAGCACCCGACCATGCCAGATTGTTCGTGTAGGCCGTGGCCGATCCGCCAGGTGGTGTGACTGTGAACGTCAGTGACGGTGTGGGGATCAGACTCATAAGCCTATGGTATCTCTCTTAGTAGTGGATTCGTACTCCCGCCTGAGGCAGAGTCTTGACAGCAACCTGCTCACCGATGCGGCGAACGAGATCCTGCATGCCCTGCTGTCCGGCGATCACAGCGTTACCGAGGTCAACGTGAACGTGAACGTCTCCGCCGCCAGCAGCTCCCGCTGTCATTCCGCCAGAGGTCAGCCCCAGGCCAGTTGCCATGACTGTGCCAGCAGCGTTCAGACCATTGACACCGATGTTAACTGCACCCTTGACACCGATGGCCTGTGGTAGCTTACCAGCCATGTCCGCTACAGCGTTGACTGCCTCACTGGTGTGGGCCACAACGCCCTGAGCGACACCGTGAGGAATCCACTTACCAACTTCCGACGCGAAGAGCCTTGACGGAGAGCTGATGCCTAGGAAAGACTTAGCCGCGTCGAGAGCGGAGTGAGCCAGATCCTTCAGCTTGCTGAGCAGCGCCCCGCCCGCGTTCTCGACACCGGAAATGATACCGTGGACGATGTTCGAGCCCACGCTCATGAACCAAGATCCGATTCCCGAAAGGAAGCTCAGGATGCTGTTGAACCCACCGGAAATCGCGTTGCCAATGCTGCCCATGAGGCTGGCCAGCTCGTTGTAGGCTTCGCGGAATGGGTTGATGATGTAGCCCTTGACCGAGTTCCAGGCTGAGCTGGCTGCGGACGCCACGTAGTTCCAGGCAGATGACAGTGTGCTGCCAATGGCGTTACCGATCGAAACCAGGACATTCCAGGCAGACTTGATCGGATTTACGATGTATTCCTTGATCAAGTTCCAGGCAGCCTGCGCTCCTTCCTTCAGGCCATCCCAGATCATGACAAAGAAGTCCTTGATCGCATTCCAGACGGTCTTGGCCACAGAAGTGATCGTCTCGTGGAAGTGATTCCAGATCGAGACCAGAACCGCGATCGGGAAGGCGAAGATCACCAGAAGCAGCGGCCACCACTTCTCGAAAAAGCCCTTGATCGCATCGAACACGGATACGATTCCGCTCCAGATCGCCTGAGCTGCGCCCATCACGGCGGAGACCACTGCGTTCCAGGCAGTTTCGAGTGCATGCCAAACTGCCAGCGTGGCGGACTTAACTGCTTCGTACGCAGTTTCGATTCCGTGCCACATTGGTAGGATGCCGTTGTCGTAAACCCAGACGGCCGCAGCGGCGATGGCGTGGAAGGCTGCCTCCAGACCGTGCCAGGTGGCCATCGCTCCTTCCTTGAGCCCGTTCCAGACCGTGTTGACGAAATCGTGGAACCACTTGAAGTGGTTGTAGGCGTAGACGACACCGACACCGAGAGCCACAAGGGCGGCGATGACAAGCTCGATGGCCAGAACGATGGCACCCAGAGGGTTGGCATCTGCGGCAGCGTCGAAGGCTACCATGCCAGCCGTACCAGCCTCTTCGGCGGTGGTGAAGAGACCCATGGCAGCACTCAGCACACCGAAGGCGGCACTCAGGGCCTTGACGGTCTCCGCGACCACCATGAGGGCCTTGAAGCCTGCGACCATGGTGACGACAGCCGCAGCAGCTCCGACAAGAAGCTTGACCAGAGTCTGGTGATGCTGGATCAGAGTGGCCAGCTTCTCGACCCAAGGCAGGATTGCCTGAACGATCTTGGTGACGATCGGAAGCAGCGTTGTGCCTAGGACGATGCCCGCTGCCGCGAACGCCTCCTTGGCCTGCTTCATCTTGAAGTTGAGAGTCTCCTGAGTCTGGTTCCAGCCCTGGATCTTACCGTTGGCAGTCCCGGCCGCCCCGGAGATCTCGTCCGTCTTGCTCTTAAAGTCCGCCAGGTGGCTACCGGTCAGCATAAGAGCTGCCTGCATGGTGTTCTGGTCACCTGTGGTAGCCTTCAGCGCGGCATCGAAGTCCGCGAATCCTGGCTTACCAGACTTCAGCGCGTCGTTGAAGCCGTTGGCCTTCTCGGCTAGAGAGAGGAACTGTGCACCCTGGCCAGCGCCCTGAGCACCCATCTCCTTGACGGCCTTGGTGTACTCCTTCGCCCCAAGGTTACCGTCCAGGAACTTCTGGGACAGGGCCTGAAGGTTCGGGCTCATGCTCTGAAGCATGCTGTTCAGCGCGGAACCCGCGTCGGCGGACTGCTTGAACGCCTTCGCCGCGTCCTCTCCACCGGGAGCGATCTTCAGGGCAGCCTGAGTCGCCAGGTCGAGTGCAGCCGCAAGACCACCAGGACCGTGAAGAGTGTCGGTCATCTGCTGAGCTGTGATGCCAGCCTGGTTCCACGCATTACGCATGGTGTCAGTGGGTGCCTGGAGCTTCTGAATGGTGTGCGCAAGCTCCTGGGAAGCCTGCTGAGCGCTCATACCCTGCTTGGTCATGACACCAAGCGCTGCGGCGACTTCTGACAGGCTGACGCCAGCGGAAGACGCGAAAGGCAGAACGGACGAGAGGCTGTTGCCAAGATCCTGCATGGACATACCACCGACCTCGACGGCCTGACCCAGGATGTTGGACACCTGAGCAGCCGATCCAGCCTTCTCGCCATAGCTGTTCATGGCGTCAGCCACGGACTTCACTGTGGTGGCAAGGTCTGCATGGTGAACCTGGGCCATCTCGGAGGCCGAGGTCATGATCTCCATGGACTTGGTGACGTCGCCGGTACGCGAGTTCACCTGGAAGAAGCCGTCAGACAGCTCCTTCGTAGACACACCAGCCTGTACGGACAGGTCCAGGAGGTACTTTCGCACTTCGTCAATGCGGTCAGCAGAGACACCGGCACCGGTTACAAGGGTGGTGGTGCTCGCCTGGAAGTCTCCGGCCAGCTTGACGGAAGCCCCGGCAGCGACAAGAATGCCTGCTGAAGCGAGAGTAGCCGCCTTACCGGCAGCCATGATGCCATCCTTGACCACGGTGCCAGCGTTGGCCACGACGAGGTTCGCGTCGGCAAGGTTTCGCTGAGCACCCTCAAGCTCCCGCGCGGACACAGCAGCAGCGGTCTCAGCGTTTCGGACGCCCACCATGGCAGCCTCTAGCTGGGAGGCGTCACCAGCCATGAGGGCAGCATTAAGACGCGCCTGAGCATCTGCCAGAGCACTGGTGGTCAGTGCCGCATTCTCCTGGGCACGAGTCAGGTTTTCTTCAACGGCTGACATCTTGACAGCGTCGATCTCCCCGCGAGCGTAGGCCGCGTTGAGGCGGTCCATGGCTGCTGTTGAGGAGTCCGACGCTGCGTTGATGGTCGAACCGAGGTTACGGAAGACGTCAGCAACACTCTTGAGGACGTTGGTTGCCTGGTCCTGAGCTTCAACGACGGCAAGAAGTGTCATCACTTCGGCTGTGGAAGGCATTGCTATCCTCGCAAAGAGTTGCTAGACTCGGTGTTGTCCCTGAGGGGCGGGACGGGACTGGCGTTCGCGCTGAGCCTGCTCTTCCCTCTGGATGAGTTCGATGAAGAACATGTAGTCCTTGATCTCCTGCGCTGGTCGTTCCATCAGATCTTCGCGCCTGAGGCCAAGGCGCTTGAACATCTCAGCCTCAAGCAGGAAGGTTGCCAGAGAGGGAACGTTATGCCGAGTCCCCATCCGAATTGCCGCTGAGGCTTCCGACGCGAAAGGTGGCCTGCTCCTCCGGAGTGCGCTTGCCGTTGTCCTGGTTGATGGAGTTGAAGATCGTGTTGAACACCGAGATCGGAAGGCGAGCAACCGACTGAGCATTGATGGGCCAGATGTGACCGTTCTCGTCGTCCAGGTTCCAGTCGTCAATGGCAGCGAGGACCAGTTCCTTGCGGTACTTCGCAATGTCTGGCTCGGAGACCAGCTCACCACTCACACTCTTGGTCTTCAGAAGGCAGGCTTCGGCCTTCTCCTGGGCACCCTGAGTCAGGTACTTCTTGATATCAACCCAGTACTTGCCTTCCGGGTCGCCGACCTGAACGCGAGTAGTGCCTGTGTAGGCGGAGAGAAATCCCATGATCGCACCTTAGGGTAGAGAGATTGAGCGGTGGCGGGCCAATCCGAAGATCAGCCCGCCTCCATGTTACAGCGAGAGGTACTGCGAGTTCGAGATGATCGCCGTGATGGTGTTCAGGTAGTTGCCTGCCACCGGCTTGGTTGCCTCGAACGAGAGGGAAGACAGGACCACGTCTTCCATCTTAATGTCGTTGCCGTACTTGGACAGAACGACCTGCGGAAGGAAGATCGTCACGGTTCCGCCATTGGACGGGTGAGTGAACGACAGGGTGAGCTGGCCCAGGGTGCCGTTCTGCATGTTGACGAAGTCGCCGTAGACCGGGTCGTTCAGGCTCGACCACACGACCTCGAAGGTACCGGACACATGCAGAGTCACCGGAGTGATGAAGCTCGGGCCGTGGTTGTTCGAGTAGGTGTAGGTGGTCTTCAGTCCGTTGTCGATGGTGACGTTGACGTTGCGGACTTCAGTGCGAGCGTTGTTGAACAGGGTCAGGTTCGCCTCAGCGAAGACGAACGGGTTCTCGTTGGTAACGGAAACCGCTGTCGGGGTTGAGAGGATCTGGACCGAGCGACCAGTCATGTCGGCTGTAATGTCGATCGGGTTGTTACCGACCGGAGCCTTCAGGTCGAGCTTACCGATCTTGCAACCGGCGAACTGGAGCGACTGGAACCCACCGATGTTCTTCTCAACCGTGAAAGACGACAGGGACTGTGCATCCTGAATGGTGTGAGTGAACGGGGTGGAGACGACCGTAACGACCGCTCCAGAGGCGTGAGCGTAGGTCAGAGGCTGGTCCAGGGTCACGGTGGTGGTGACCACGTTGGTGACCTTGCGAACCTCGCTGGTGAACCCTCCAGTGACGCTGTTGACGTCGATCTGGATGATGGTTCCCTGGGTGATGCCGGTTGCAGAGGTCACGGTGACCGTGGTTGCAGTGGCGATCGACGGGGCAGACAGGGTGGTGGTGTTCGCTGTGACTGCCGGGACCAGAGTGTTGTGAGCCAGGAAGAAGCCCTGGTCAACGGTGATCACATTGACAGCCACGTTGGTGATGCGGCGAGTTTCGGCGAGAGCGCCCACGTCAACCGTGATGAACTGGCCAACGGCGAAACCGGTGGCGGAGGTCAGGGTGACGGTGGTTGCGCCAGCAGTGGTGGAACCGTTGACAGTGGTCGAGGTCAGACCGTTGGTGGTGACGGCCACGCCTGAGATGTGGTTCTGGCTGAAGGCCGAGTCCACGGTGATGTTCAGACCGGAGATGGACGCGATGCGCTTGGTCTCCGCGTTGATGCCAGAGTCCACAGTGATGGTCTGGCCGACTGCGAACCCGGTGGCGGAGGTGACAGCCACGACGGTAGCAGGGGTGACGATCGCTGCTGTGGTGGTGGTGCTGACGGCCGCTGTGACGAACGGCGTGCCGGTGACACCCAGACCAATCTGAGCGTCGAACCCGATGGCTCCAGTGAGGAACTGGATACCGTTGGTTGGGAAGAGTGGACCGTTGATCGCACCGACGAACTTGGCCTCACCGTACAGGTTGTAGATCTGTAGGGCGCGGTTGTTCTGCATGACGTGCGGCGAGAACCAACCTGGATCGAAGTCCATGGAGTTGGACAGCATCGGCAGGAAGGACGTTGCGGTCACCGGAGTGCCAGGAGTGGTCTCCTTGGCTAGACCGGTAGCAGAGAGCGAACCATAGCGCTCTGTGACCGTTGGGAATGCCATTCAAGGCTCCTTAGCTTACTGGTGTGGCCTGGTCAGAAGTGGTGTCCTTCTTGGCCTTGGATGGCGTAGAAGGCGGAGCAACAACAGGCTCCGGCTCCGGGGCGGGATCTGGTGCTAGGGAAATGTCGCCGCGAGAGAGATAAGCCTCTGCCTGGTCGTCAGGAACCGAGAATGCGTCTCCCGGATGAACCTCTAGATTGAGACTCATGAAGGCGATCGAGGTGTTGCCGTCGTAGACGAGTCGTGTCGTCACTACTCTTCTACCTCCTTAGAGATGTTCGCTGCCAGCCTCTCCATGATCCACGGCCTGAGAGTCTGAAGGGCCTTGCGTGGAAATGGATTCGGACGAGTGCCCGGATGGTTTACCGAGCGTGCGAATACATCTCGTCCACCTTCCATCCAGTGTAGTGCGCGTGCGTTCCTAGGTTCAATACGGTGCGCCCTCGAACCATCGGTTACCACACGAGCATAGGGAGCATCTGAGAGGTATCGGAGCTGAAGTCCTGCTCCCTGCCCACGCTGCTCATATCGAATGGAAGAGCGCAGGCGTCCTCCGCCTTCCTTGGGAGAAAGGGGCGCTCGCCTGCGGATTTCCGTGGCAATGACGGGGCCGATCTCGGCAGCCCAGGTGTTCAGGGCGACTTCGAGTTCTCCGCCTGTGAGCTTGTTCTTCGTCTTGACGGTCATCGTGAACGTCATTACGCCTGCACCACCTCGTAGACGTTCATGCCGATTCGAGCTGAGTAGTACAGCATTCGAAGGGTATTCGGAGTGCGCTCCGGAAGCATTTCCAGATCCCACTCTTCACCGACAGCCTGAATCTGAGAGACGACTCCGGTGAGCGGATCGGTGATGAACGTCGGCATGGGAACGGTCCACAGCTTCGCCAGAACGGCATCCACAATAGCCGGGAACTCCTGATCGGCCGTAACCGAATCGGGCGTAGTTTCGTACGCCAGGTAGATATCCACAGTCCAGTCGAGGTGCTTGAAGCCTGACTTTCCAGTTCCGATTCCCGCTGTTGTTCGAGGAGCCGTCTGACGACGACCGCGACAACGCCCGCCCCAGACGTAAGCCTTTGGTCGATCAAGATCTTCGACGGTTGGAGGGGTGATGTATGCCTCCAGTGGTCGAGTCCCGCCAATGGGGACTTCGAGTCCGTCAATCTGGTTGGCGATGAACTGCTGAACGCTGTTCAGTGGCATAGAGCAACCCTCCTCTCACATACTGTCGTGCCAATAGTACACGAGGGGAGGGTTGTCAAGGAAGAACAACTCCTACCACTGGTGGTGAGGTGCGTTGACCGCGTGAACGGACGAGCCTCCCATAGTGCTACGGCGCTGACCTGGGGCGTTTACGCTGCGTAGACCGGAGATGTGCGCTCCGGCATCCTCGCGACGCTTCTTGCCTGTCGCGGAAGGGGCGTTGACAGTCTTCAGGCGGGTGGCATGAGTTCCTAGACGCTTGGTGGTCACAAGAGTTCCAGCAGCTCGACGTGAGGCCGCTACCGCTCTCCGGGGACCGCCGTTGTGCTTAGCTGTCGCCACAGCTCGACGGTTTGTTGCCTTGGTCATGTACATGACTCCTAGATGACGCGCTTGTACGGAGCGAGAAGAAGATCCGCTTCGAGCAGGAGATCGTGAATGCCCTTACCTCCAGAGGTCATGGAACCCGGGATGTTCTGGATCGAGACGGACGTGATGCCCGCTTCGAGAGCCTGAGCAGTGGCGTACAGCATGGTGGCCCAGATGATGGAACCCGGAAGCGTTGAGGCCACAGTACCACTCACGTGGTTGAACGCAAGGGGTGCAGAGAGAGTGAGTGTGCCGGGACCTGACGGGACGGTTCCGATGTTGTTCGGCAGGGCCAAAGGGGTGGTCGCAGTGACGGAGGTGACCGTGAATGATTCGCGGTTGTCTGAGTCGTAGAGAGTGCCGACAGCTCCAAGCCAACCCGTAACGTCGTCCACGTGGAGCACACTGTCCCCAATGGATGCAGCCTGAGTCAGCGAGGTGTGGGGCCATCCGTTCTCGTACGAGATCAGGTACCGGAAGCCATCACGGCCCTGATACCAGCCACCATAACCGGGGGCCACCATGATTGTCTGGCCACCATCGGCGGAACCTGTCGGGGCAGAGGACTGATAGAGGCCAAGCACTGGGTGGTCAATATCGTACATCCCGGCTGGAATGGTCTTCCACTGTCGGGGAAAGACGGCATTCGCTGAAACCTGAATGGCCAGAATGCTCGTGACGGGCCAGCGGTTCAGAATGATGCGGGTGTTGCCCGTTCCGTTTTCCATCTGAACTCGGTAGCTGCCTGGGCCGGAAAGCTGCTCATTGTCCACGGTGCAGCGTGCAACCTGGTTCAGATACCCATCGACAATCGCTGTCGCACGAGTACAGATGTTGGTCTGCTCGGAAAGCTGCTGAGCAGTGGTCGCCTTGGGGAAAGGAATGATCGACCACGAAACGCCAGTGGGCGCGTTGATCAGCATGTTTGGCGTCACGTATGGAGTGAGGGCCAAGGCTAGCGCTCCTTCTGGCTAAATGAAAGTAGACCTCCCACCGATCATCTCACAGAGAAAGGCAGGAGGTCTACTGACGATGGTCTTACTCGCCCTGTAGGCGGCTGATCAGAGTGGCCTTGGAGATGTTGCCCTTGGCGGGTACTCCACGCTCCTCTGCGAGGGCCTTGAGCTGCTGGAGAGTCATGTCCTCAAGGGGAAGATGCCCGAAGCCTCCAGCCTCTTCCGGAATGACAACGTCAGCTCGCAGGCCACATTCACCGCAGAACTTGGCGTCGTCCTTCATGGCCTCACCACAGCCCGTGCAAGTACGGGTGCTGGCCTTCTTCTGAGTGTGCTCAGGATTGGCGAACATCTGGGCTAGCTGAGCGATAGCCGCAGGAAGGTCACCGAGCGAACCAAGCTTGGCCAGGGCTTCGGCGGTCTGGTTCTGCTGATCCTGACGGCCCTTCACTTCCTGGTCCTCGCGGTACGCCTTCTCGTCGGGGGTCTCCGGAATTCCAGAGATCGTGCGAGACCAGTGGGGGTCCTCAATGAGGTGTGTCTCGCAGTTGTCGCACTCCAGAGTCCAGAGCTTGACAGGTGCTCCCTTGTCTACGGGTCGGCTGTGAGTGTTTCCACAACCTCCGTGCGCAGGGGAAATGGACACGGCCGAAACGTCGGACCGCGCGTGCATTGCCATGGAGGAACTTCCTTAGTTGGGAGCTGAAGTGGTAGCCGAGATGATTGCGGTACCACCGATTCCTGTTCCGTACAGAGTCTGAGCCACTGCACCGAGGGGAACGTTGATGGTGATGCTCTGACCAGCGTTGACGATGGCTCCATTTCCCGTCGCCAGGGAAGCCTGGTTGGGGCCGTAGGACACCGCAGCGCCAGACGTGTAGGCGTTCAGAATGACCTGTACGGGGCCCGCTGGAACGTCAATGATCTTGGTGGCATTCACGCCAGCGGGGGTAAGCGAACTTGCCGCTCCACCACTGTTCAGGAATACCTGTTCTACTCGGATCGTCATTAGGGAACGTACTCCTCTAGGGTCGCTTCACGAACAGCTTCACGATCCTCCGGAACCGTTTCCCCACCGCACTTGCTGCATGTCTTGTTCCATGCGTTCCAGAGACGGTTGCAGGGTGGACACCAGCGACCATTCGACGTGCCGAAGCTTGTTGACTGCTTGGCGGAAATGAAGCCCTGCTTCGCGTACTCACCCTTGTTGATGTGAGCGGCGTGCTTGTCGGAGACCTCTACCGATCCACCGGACTTCTTGGCGGTATACTTCGTTCCGTCTCGGGCTTCGAAGCCATAGCAGCCAGGAGGTAGGTTCACCTTCACACCCATAGCGCACCTCTATTCGTAGACTTACCTCCTGGCAGTATAGCGCAAGGGCTAGAACTCAAGCCAGGTGAGACTGATGTTCCATCGCTGGGCAATGTCGCCAGCCAGGGTACGCATGACAAAGCCCTCACCCGGCAGAATTTCGGCCAGGGCGGCTGAAGAAGCAGGAGTGAAGGCTGCGGACGCGGAGCCACCGCCACCAGTAGCGAAAGGTGGGGTTGACGGAGCGACGGGAATCCCGGTTCCCAGAAGCGTGACGGTCGGGTTGTTGATCCGAACCTCTGCCACGGTGTCCGGTTCAAGGGTGATGTACTTGGTGACCGAACTGAAGGGAATCAGCGTTCCACCGGAAGCTGCCGTTGTTCGGTAGCCCGCCATCGAGTTCGGTGAACCCGTGTTGGTGGTCGCGTAGGACTCAATGGCCAGAGACAGCAGGGACATTTGCCGAATGCTGCCAACAGGGTTGAAGACGCTGATGAAGTTGTTGGTTGCGACTACACCAGGGACGTCGATGATGGTGAAGTTGTAGACCGAACCTGCTGGGAAGTAGTTCGGAACGTCACCATGCGTGTCTGTTAATGCAAAGACGCTGGTATGCGAACCGGGCTGGAGCTGTAGCGATACATTTCCAGACCCGTTCGCTGTGACCAGGCTCGGGTTACGAGCCATCAAGGACCACCCTTAGGAGGCGACTACCACATAACTGATGAGGTAGGTGTGAGCAGCAGTCAGAGCTGGCGCAGCAATACTGAAGCCAGTGGTCGAGAAGGTGCCCGCACCGCACGCTGTGGTCAGGATGGGTGAACCTGTGGTGTCGGTCAGGGTGGCCACGACAGCAACCGGAGCGGCAGCCAGAGCGGTTCCGAACGTGATGGTGGCAACCACACCGGCAGCAGGAGTACCCGCAGTGGTCAGGACGAAGGAGCCTCCGAGATCGTGACCCTTGAAGCTACCGACAGAGGAACCGACACCGGCACCAGCGGTGACAGCAGCAGGAGTGGGAGCGGGGCCAGTTCCATTGAGGGTCTGACCCGTCAGAGCACCAGTTGTGGCAACGGCACCTGTCGAGGTGAACGTTCCCTGAACGGTGACAGGAGCTGAACTGGTGAAAGTAACCGGTCCGTCGAAGGTGGTGGCACTCTCAACAAGAGCGGTGCCGGGTGGCTGAAGAGTTCCCGCCAGAGACAAGGGATTCTCCTAGAAGACAGATGGAACGACGCTGAGGAATGGGGCACCAGTTCCGACAGCCCCGACCCCATAAATGGCAAATGGCACGCGGTTGAGAGTTACCTTGTCCCCCGGAAGAATGGGCAGCCCAACGGATGAGGTGACTCCGGTCTGTCCGATGTAGGCAATGTCCTTGCCCTCATTGAAAATCGTCACAGAGTCTCGTACGCCGATGGGCTGGTAAACCAGAGTGGCAGAGGTGCCCAGCTGAGTGGGCTTCTTTTCCCCGACTGCTGACACGCGGCTGGGCACCTTTCCTGCTAGTCTACGATGTTGACGGTCGCTAGACCGGACACGACGGTGGCAGTACCGGACGCTGTGATGGCGTAGATGGCGGTACCACCCGAACCGGCTGGGGTTGAAGATCCCTCGAAGGTGACCTGAACACCAGAAGCCAGCGGGAGACCAGTCGCGGTGGTCACGGTCGAACCACCCAGGTAGACGGTCACCGAACCAGCGTTCTCGATGGTGACGTCCTTGAGCGGACCGGCGAGAGTTGAGAAGGGAGCAGCGTTCGGGTTGAAGACTGCGGTAGCAGAGTTGCCGACCGAAGTGGTCTGCACATTGTTGCCAAAGATGGCCACCAGGGTTCTCCTGTTCGTGGAAAGAGCCGGGGTGATTGGGTGCGACAACCACCCCGGCAGCTTGTGTTAGGCTCAGCCAGAAAGGGCCCGAAGGCCCTCGCTGGTTAGCTGAACGGTGTTACGTCCGAGACCTGGAGACCCTGGAGGATGCCCGAGTACTGCGGAGCGTGAGCGACCATCGCGCCGTACATGAAGATGCTGTAGCGGAAGGTCGCGTCCACGACAGGCCACGCGATGGACATGTAGTCCTGGACCACGGTCATCTCCCAGGCGTTGGCCACGTTCGACCAGGTCTGTGGGAGCTGGTAGCTCATCAGCATGGCGGTACCCTGGGTGAGCCACGGGTGGACAACCAGCTTCAGAACCGAGCGGGTGATCGGGTTCTGGAACTCGGAGACCGCAGCGCCAACGCGGACGCCACCAACGTCAGGCTGGTCCAGGAAGAGACGGTAGTTGGTCGCCGCGCCCTGAGAGATCACGTCGTTCGAGAGGCGCATGATATCGCCACCCTCACCCACGATCTCCGCCGGGTCGGCACGGAACGCGCCTGGGTTGTTACCGGCACCCTGAGCGCCATCCCACAGACCCTGGAGGGCGGTGTAGAGAGCGTTGAAGCTCAGGTGGGTACCCACGTTGGTGTTGACGTAGCCGCCCTGCCAGTTCGACGGGTAGACGCCGGAAGCGGCGCTCTTACCAGTCAGGGTCGGGATCAGACCCTCCATGCGGTTGTTGTTACCGGTACCGGTGTCCGCAGCCGGAGGGTTCGCACCAGAGCCCGGAGGAGTTCCCTGGATGGTGTACTTGGAGCCACCGACACCAGCCTTGACCAGGAAGGCGTTCGCACGGGTTGGCGAAGCGTTGGTCGAGACGTAGATGTTGAACTGCTGTCCACCGGCTGGTAGGGTTGCGTTCAGGTCAACAACCTGACCCGAAGTGGTGGAGATGGTGCTGGACTGCGCAGCCACGGTCTCACCGTAGTAGTTCGTCGCGGTGACGAACACGGTGAAGTTGGTGTTGGCACCAACGGTGGTCTCACCGGAACCGGCGGTACGGGCAGTCAGGGAGACGATGGTCGGAGCGCTCAGCGTGGTGCTGGAGCCCGCGATCATCTGGTACTCCTCGCCCAGCATGAACTCCTGAAGGAGGATCAGGTTGGCGAGAGCAGAAATGTCCTCGAAGCCCTGACCGGCGAACTGAGCCAGCCACGAGAGCGACTCGGTCATACCGAAGAACTTGTACGGAACGTTGAGGGTGACCTCAGTCTGCGCACCCGCAGGCGGCAGGTTCAGTGGCCACTGAGAAGAGCTGAGACCAGCACCGGACTGCACAAGCTCCGGGATCGAGATGTCAACAACACCCTGACCACCGGTCTGAGAGCCGGAGATACCGGTGAAGACCTTCTCGATGCGGCTGGTGCCCTGACCCTGAGGGCGAGGCAGCTTGTTGCGGAAGACCGTGTACATCGGGTAGATGAGACGGCTTGGCGCGAGCAGGTCGAACGGAACCAGGCCGTAGATCGAGCCGATGCCCAGGTTGCCTGCGGTGAAGGACTTGACGGCGTCCGCACCACCCGGCATACCACCGACGAGCTGCATGACCTGGTCACCGATGGACGGTGCGGTCAGCGCGCTCTTCAGGTAGCCGAACTGGTTCAGGAAGCCCTGGTTCATGCCCTTGACGACCTGCTGCTTGTCCGAGTAGCCCTGGTAGGTGCTCGTACGAAGGTCCAGTGTCGCCTGGTGCGCCTTGGTGACGATCTGAGACTCGTCAACCAGCGGTGTGTTACCGCCAGGCTTGGCGAATCCAGCGCCCTTGACTAGGCCGGACATGCGGTTCTTCAGCATGTCGCCAGCGTAGGTGAAGCGTCCAGCGTCCCGAGCGGCGTCGTTCATGACACCGTTGGCTCCCGCTGGCGCAATGTTCTCTGCGGAGAGAAGCTCCATTGCCATTGATGAAACCCTTTGCTATGCTTGCAAGTGAGAGGAGTTGGTTGGGGCTATGACCCCTGAAAGGACTAGGCCATGCCCCGCATCTTCATGAGTGACGACCATGCAGCCTCCCGCTGCGCTGGGTCGGGGCTGGTGCGGAACTGAGACTCCAGCTCGCGCATCATCATCATCTGAGTCTGCTCCGCAGTCTCCGCGATGGTGCGAACAGGTGTGGCGCTCTTGTTGACTGGGTGAGAAAGAGCAACACCCTTGAACGCTGCTACAGACGGATCTGGCATGCTGGCCATTGAATCCAGAGTGGACTGTAGCTTGTCATTACGCTTGCGCTCTGCCTTCAGCGACTTGGTGACGGTGCGCAGCTCCGCTGCAAACTCGTCCTTCATCTGCTGGAACAGGGCAGTCAGGTCGGTCACCTGTGGGGTAGCCGCCTTTACAACATCAACTGTATCCGACTTGCTGGCCGGAGAGCCAACAGGCTGCGGAATCTCAGTCTCGCCCATTGGCACGTGGCCAAGGTCCTTCACGCCGCCCGGTGAGCCCATTGGGCACAGGTCTGGGAAGGTGTGGCTGATGTGGTCGTGGATCGCGTTCATCGCAGCCTTGGCGGCCTGACGAGAAGCGTCACTGTAGTCAACCGGCTTGACGACGCCAGTCTGGGATGGGTACTTGATCGGACGTGGGTCCATGCTCTTGTTCGACGGAGACTCGTCCGAGTGACCCGAAGACAGATATCCACCAGTGAAGTCAGACGCGGCGATCGAGCCAGACGGAACATCGTGAGTGTTCGGTCCCTCGGCACCAGGCGAACGACGAGCGTGCCCCTCCTGGATGAATGGGCGCTTGAACTGGCCTGCACGTGGCTGAGTCGGGACCGGAGCAGTGCCCGGACCCATCTGAGCATCTGAGAACGCCTTGTGAAGTTCCATGCGGGCTTCGGTCAGCTCGGAGACGTGGTTCGTCGCCATGTTCTTCAGAGTCTCAGCAGCCTGCCAACGCTCGGTCGCACGGGCAGCCTCATCGAGAGGGGCTACGGAAGCAGCGTGAAGGGCCTCGTTCTGCCAGTAGCTCACGTCGATCGACTTGAGGGAGTGCGCTGGGTGGCACTTCTCGGCGTCGGCCGGGTGGAAGCCATCGCAGGTGAGGTCGTGGAGAGCACCGAGGTCAGAAGGCACGTTCAGGCTCTTCAGCAGCATGGCTGTGACCATCACGTGATCGTCGCTCTTGGTGGCTGGCAGACCATCTGGAGTAGGCGTCTTTCCGGGAACCGGAACCTTGCCGTTCTTCTTGGGCTTCTTCTCGTAGTACTCGGTGTCCGAGTCCAGAGACTTCGGCTTGCCCTGCTTCTTCGGCTTCTTCTTGGCGTCCTTGACAGGGGTGACCGCAGTGGTCTCCTGTGGCTCGCCAACAGTCTTGGAGCCAGGGACGTCAGCCTTCATGGCACCTGGCTGAGGAGCACCCTCGATGGGCATCTGGACTGTCATGTGGCCGTTCGCGTCGGTCGGGTCGGCTGGTGCCCCCTGGTCTGGAGTGGCACCCTTATCTGAGCTGTCAACTGGAGCACCGCACATAGGGCAGAAGTTCATGCCCGGACCAACATCATGTCCGGTCTGGTCCATGTGATCCTTGGCGAGAATTGCACCAGAAGGAGCGTTCGGGTCCGCCGGAGCTGCCGCAGGATCGTGTGCAGGAGGAGCTGTGTGGCCTGTAGGGGCCGCCTGAGCCTGCGGAGTCGGGTGCTGAGGGGTTACCTGCCCTGGGGCCCCGTGAGGCGCTGGACGAGGTGCCTGAGCCTGTGCGTGGGCCGGTGGCGTAGGAGCTGCACCCGGAGTCGGTGGTGTGTGAGGTGGCATGCCACCCTGTGGAGCTGGAGTACTCATGGCACCCTTCTCGGCGCTGTCGTTTGACCAGGAATCAGGAAGGGCCGACTCGAAGCCCTTGCGACGCGCGATTGAGGTCAGGCGACGCTGGAACTTCTCCATGGGAATCTGGGGCTTGGCCCGCCCATATGAGCTTACCGCGTCGGAAACATCTGCCGCAGTAACGACCGGGAATCGACGGCCCTTGGGGTCAACGAAGTCCTCGGAAGGGATCTTGTCCCGATCGACTCCACCGCCAACATCCGGGTCCATGTCCCGCTTCTCGGCAACACGACGGTGCTCCAGGAGCTTGGCCAGATCGGACGGCGAGAATGTACCCGCAGCCTTCTGGACAGTCTCCTCTTCGGGGCCCTCGTGCAGGATGCCGGTGATGGCAGCGTTCGCCCCAGCAGCCTTGGCCAGCTCTAGGTAGCTCGAAGGGTTGGCCGGACGGTCCACGATGGACAGCTCGGAAAGCTCGCCACCACAGATGATACCACCACGTGCACGGCCAGTTGGGTCGCGCTTGATGACTGGGTGCGAGATGCCAACGGAGTAGGCGCGAAGAACACCCTTCTCAACGAGGCGCTGTGCAGTCGGGTCCACAATGACGGACTTGACCCAGTGCTTGCCATCGCCGTCTCGGTCGATCTCAACCGAAAGGCCCTTGCCGACCGGGCGCTGAGCGTCATGGCTCATGCGGACATTTCCACCGGTCTCAAGCCACTTGGCGAGCGCTCCGGCAGACCAATCGGGGTCTACGATCTGGTAGTCGCTGTCAACAGAACCGTCAGTGGCCACGCCCTTGACGATTAGGTCGCCATCCGCATCCTTCTCCATCTTGGAAATGGGGAAGCTGACCGTGATGGTTTCGACCTGTGTCGATTCGACTTCGGTTAGCGTGGTGGCCACTGGACTCCTAGCGGGATTGGTCAGAGTACAAACCCTGACTGTGATGATGTTAAAGCCTAGAGTTAGGTCTTGACAACTCCGGCTGCCATTTGAATTTTACAAAGACGGGCGGGCTGACCCGAATGAGCCAGCCCGCCCCCTTTCCTAGTTTCCTCCGCCTGCACCGGAAGGAGCCTGGTGGACAAGCCCTGAGGCATCCTGACCGGTCATGTTTCCGTAGCGGACCTGGCAGAACGTACGCGAATTCTCCAGACCGAGCGTCTGTGTAGCCAGGGTTACACAACGGCCAATGTCGCCAGTGGTTCCCCACTTGATCTGGGCGGCACCAGCTCCGGTCTCGAAGAAGTCGATCAGAGTCGGGTCCTGCATCATGATCGACTCGTCAACAACGCCCTGCTGGGAGACGTGCTGCTCAGGAGCTGGGGCAACTGTCGGTGTGGCAGCAGGAGCCGACTGTCCTCCACCTAGCTGCTCGTGGATTGCCATGCCCATGCCCTTGTCGGCCTTGATGGCATCCCACTCATCGCACACGTCTTCAGCCTTGATCAGGCCCTCGACCAGAGTGCAGGAACCCGAAGGCAGGAACATGCTGCACGTTCCACAGCGCTTGTTCGGGTTGTCCGACTCACGGTAGTCAACGGACTCCTTGGAGACCTTCTGACCCTTCTCCGCGTCCGGTCGTGCAACCGTAGCAGAACCAGACTGCTTGCCATCCTTGGCGAACTGGTAACTGTGCGTCTGCTCCCAGCGATCGTCGTCTTCTGGAACGAATCCCAGGTAAGTGACGAACGGGCGACCAAGCTTCTTGTAGGCAAGCACGCGGTGGTGCCCGTCCACAATCTTGATTCGGCTGTCACCTTCGGTCTGACGGATGCTGATTCCAGGCTTGAGTTCCTTGCCCTTCTTCAGCTTCTTGGCCATCTCCGCCACGGACTCAGGTTCGTTCGCAGCAGCCCAGTTGTCCGCGTCATCAAAGTCGATGCGCTCCAGTGGAACTTCCACCGGTCCGACCCAGCGAGCATCCTTGACCCACTTGAGACCCTTGTCATCGAAGTCTCCGCGCATCATGTTCAGCACGTGAGTCTCAGCAACAGGGTTCGGGTCGTCAAGATCCTTGGCACCCTTGCCAACTGCATCTCCGGAGACATGCATGTCGTTGACGTCATGAGGCTGAAGCTCGTAGCCTCCGTGCGTGTAGTCTCCAGGACGCCAGTCCCCGATGAGATCCTTCCAGAACACCTGACCAGCAGAATCCACGAGGCGCTGCTGACGGACCATCTCCACAGCCTGGTCAACCTCTGCACCCTTGGCCATGTACTCGTTGATCCGAGCAAGCACATCACTGCTCAGGTGGCGTGGTTCCCAGTCGGAGACCTGACGCCCCTTCTTGACGTGGCGAGCCATCGACTCCAGCTCGGAGAGAATCGCTCGTGTCTTGCTGGCGAACACCCGAGCCACATCGGCATCGCTGACGTCCTGCGCCTTGACCGACTGCGGTGGAAGCTTTCCGGAAGCGCGTACGCGGCCGTTGATCAGCTCCGCAACGCGGTCCTTCATGTCTCCACGGGACAGCTCGGTCATGCCACGGTCCTCGTGAGGCTTTGTGGCAGTGTCCTTCCGCTTTGCCTCCGAGTACTCAAGAGAGCAGTTGCAACGCGGCCCACCCTCACAGATATCCCCGAAAGCGCCGTCACCCGGGTATCCCGGTAGCTCGCTCAGGGAGAAGGTCTGACCATCGCGGTCGATGCACAGAGCGCAGTTCTCGCCAGAGCCCAGGTGCCAAGTGGCTTCCCACTCACCCCCGCTTGCCCTGACAGCATCACCATACGCCTTGTTGTACGCGAACTGCAAGCTCTGCGCATAAATGCCGATGCGACCCTTGAGCTTCTTGTCAGGCTTGGCGATGGCCGTCTGGATCAGACCGTCCAGCCACTGACGCTGACCCTCAGCCAGCTTCCACTCCTGCTCGTGACCTGCGCTGTTTCCAGTGTAGTCCAGCTCAAGATCGTCGGTGGCGTCGTCTACGGCCTTGGACATGACGTCCTTGTAGCCCGCCGTGAGGAACGTGACCCCAAGGTGCACAGCCTTGTTGCGGTCGATCTTGCCATCCCGAACAGACTCTACAAGCTGCTCAAGCTGGTCGCCGACCTTCTCTGTGAACTTGTCGATCCGCTTGGTGCGGCGGTCCTGGAACTTGTTCCCACCCTTGACGATCTCAGGCTCTTCGCCCTTGGCCATCGGAAGCGGAACCTCTGGGGTGTCAGCACCGGCAGTGGCAGCGTGATGACCTGGAGTCATCTCAGGCTCGCCAGCCGGAACCTCAACACCACCGGCAGGAGAAGCCAGATCGGGGGTCGAAGGCTCAGCGGGATCACCCGGAACAGGCTCGCCTGAGTCTGCCGAAGCACCGGCCCCAGAAGGACCGCCAGGGCCTGTTGCAGGCATACCGTCCGGGCTGACGAAGACAGAGCCTTCCTGGGCACCTGTACGGGCCGCAGCGATGGCCTCTGTGAGCGGAGTCCAGCCAGTAGCGGTCGCCCAACCTGGGTCGCTGGTCTCAGGCAGGCCCCAAGGCTGAAGGTCAAGCTCCTCGCGAGCCTCGTCAATCGAGCGGAGAGCGGAGCCAACCTGGTCAATCAGGATCTGAGTCTTGATCTGCTCGTCTTCGCCCTCTTCCAGACCCTCGAACATGAAGCGCATGTCCGACTGGCCGCAGACCTCCTGAATGATCACATTCATAATGTCGGCGACGAAGGAGAGGAAAGGCTTGGTGGCCTTGCGCTCGTGAATGTTCTGGCTCGACTTGCTCATCTGGTTGGCTGCGCCAGGCGAAACGGTGGTCGAGACCTTCGGCATGATGCCCAGCTCCATTGGCTGAACGTCAAATGCCATGCAGACCTGGTTCATCACGATCTCATCGAACTGGTCCGCAAGCTGGCCCTGCTTCTGCGGCATGACCTTCGAGTCGGCAGGCAGAACGATGATCTTGTGCTTCCATGCCGGGTCACCAGCAATCGCGTTCAGGGCGTCCTGAAGCTCGCGAATCTGGTTCGGGGTCATGTTCGCATTCGCACCACCAGGAGAGATGTAGACGGCCGGAACCGTTCCCTCACGGTAGTAGTCAAGCTGGAAGCCCTGCTTCTGGAGACCGGCCATGACCGGAATCAGAGCGCGCTCAACTGGCGGGAATCCATAAGGAGTCCAACGACGTGCCACCATCGGCAGGTACAGAAGCTGACCAGCGTGGAACTGGCTCACCTCGGAGCCATTCAGTCGGCCGTCGTCCAGATCCCTTTCGGTGATCAGGGACATGAGATCAACGCGAGGAACTCCGTACAGATACTGCTGGTAAGCGGGCGCTGGTGGACGTGGGCGCTCACCGTGCATGCCGAATAGCGGCCTGATGGTCGGGCCGGAGATCAGCGAAAGAGAGTCAAGGTCGGACCCAAGAAGCCCATGCCCATGACCACGAGCCCACTTGGGCCGGATAAGCAGAGACAGCGCATCGAAGACGAAGACCTCTTCGGAAAGCGCGTCCAGGAAAGAGGCCCAGTTGAAGAAGTCCGGGTCGGGACGCTTGAAGAACTTGACGACCTCCGCCCTGCGAGAACCGAAGCTCTTGGCCAGGGACGGGCTTCCTCGCATGGCCTTGGAGGCGTCACGGGTCGGCAGAATGTCCCACTCGACACCACGGACCTCGTTCTTGCGGAGTTGAATGCAGGCACGTGCGACCGAATACAGATCGGCCAGAGTCTTGAGAGTGGAGAAGTCGGCGAGCTTTACGCCCTCAGAGCCAGGCTGGCCTACCGGAAGGTTCCAACCTACCTGGTATTCCTGGAGACGTGGCTCGGAAAAGCCACTGTCCTGTGAGGGAACATCGACCGGAACCGGAAGAATCGGGTTCTGCGGACCGAATGAACCATCGGAGAAGATGGACGGATCACGAGGAAGGACTAGGCTGCCACTTCCGTATGCGTGACCCCAGCTCATGGTGTCCATGCTGTTGGCCATGGCGGCTGCGCCATTACCCCAAGCGCCACCCGAAACAGGAGCCCCGCCCATGCCAGACATTCCACCTGGAGATGGAAATGCCTTGTTGGCTGCGAGGATTGACTTGCGACTTGCCACTCTATTGGCCTCCGGCCGTGTTGTGGACTCAACGTCTCCGACGCCAAGCCTCTTGACTAAAGACCTACTCTACAGCCGTTAGGTTCCAAGTGGAAGCTGGAGAGCTATGGTTGCTGGCTGGACTACCACGGGGTCAGTCGTTTGTGCGAGAACTGGAACGGTCGGTAGACGCAGAGTGATCCCACTCGCGGTAATGGACACAACCGGCATTAGATGGCCGTCCAAACGGTTCCATCAGAAATCAGGGTGACCTTGGCTCCGGCAGACGACAGAACCAGTGACGACAGACCGTCGATCAGCGCTCCGCCGACAGGAACCTGGACCGTAACCGTGTTGAGGGAGGTGTCTACCTTCTTGATGACGACCTGCATCGACGGAGGCGCGGAAGGGGGCAGCGTAACGACAATGGGCGCAGTGAGAGCGTTGGCCTTGACAACGTCCCAGAAGTTCGCAGTGACCGACACATTGACATTCCGAACGAAGTAGAGCGGAACGCCACCGAGATTCGCCAGAGCAGTCGAAGGAGCTGTCAGGTCTGAAAGGTTGTTGGCCTTCTGAGTGGCATTCACGATTCGGGGATCATTGCCCGCTGCAATCGTTCCAGGCCCAGTTCCAACCTGAACGACCTGAACCCAGATAGCAGCACCTGGCGTGGCATTGGTGCAGATATACGCGGTCGAGGTCACCGTGTTCATCCACAGCGAGGCCACTCCGTAGCCCTGGGTGGAGTCATTGGCGACAGTCGGATTGACCTTGCTCTGAAGGTTGCAGGCACCTGTTCCGGTTACGAACTGACGCAGGTTTCCCCAGTACCCCTGAACCTTCGGGCCGTAGAAACCTGCGTAGTTGTTGCTGTCGATGTAGAAGTCGCCGTCGTTGCCAACGGTTCCCGGATCTGGAACTCCCTGTCCTACGAGCCAGCTAACACCGGTTGCCACTGGACTTGGCCCCACAATCACATTCGCGCCAGAAACACTGACGAGTCCACTCTGAACGGCTGCCATTACTGGGCCATCGCGATCTGCTGAGCGAAGGCAGTCCCTGATACCCAGGCCGTAGCGTCAGAGAGACCGGGGTCCATCCACAGCGAGTAGACGTAGCCCTTCTGGGTCAGTGCTCCGGTAGCAGTAGGGGACAGGATCACCTGCACGGTCATCTTGTTCGTGTCCACCACGATGGAACCAGCAGCACTGGAGGCAGAGGATAGAACCTTGATTGCAGGGGTCACCGAAGAAGCCTCGGAAGGGTCGTTTCGAACGACGAATTCCCAGGTCTTGCCCGTGATGTTGAACGGAGTGCCGTCAGAGTTCTGAATGGTGTAGGTCTGAGACCACTGGGAACCGATGCCCACATTGATACTCAGGGCGTTTGGTAGAGCCGCCATCCTACCCCCTCCTTGTTATGGTGCTGCTGTTGGAGTTGCGGGCGGAGAAGTGATCCCGGCCTGCTGTTGCACTAGGGTGACCGCGTCAGAATCTGCCCAGTTTAGCGTCTTACAGCTTAGCAGTGACGGGTCCTGATTGGAATTGTACTGCTGCTGACAGTAAGCGTTGAACGTTGCCGTGAAAGCTACCAGGGCTGACGGGTCAAAATACGGAAACGGTGGGACCAGTGCTACCGGAGTCCCCGTAATCGGGTTGTCCATGTAGTAAACGTAAGTAGGTGAATTGTTGCCGGACACGAGCTTGTTAGCCATGGCTGCGCGTACCAATCCAGTCGTTAACCCAACCGGTAGCCTTGATCTCGGTCACGTCGATGACGCCCATGCGCCAAGCCAGTTCGCAATACTGGCCCACCAGGCTTTCGAAATGCGTCAGCTCATCGCCCCGATCGAATCCGAAAGGAGGGCTCAGCGTGATGTCACTTCGAGTGACAGGGTTCTGGAGCTTTTCGACCTTGAAGCGATAGGGCTCCCCCGTGCTCATATTGATCAGATCGGACATGCCTTACTCGTCCTCCAGCAGGTCTGGCTGTGACAGAATGCCAAGCTCCCAAGCCTGTCGAGGTTCCCAGAATTCGACCCTGGTCACAGTCCCACCGGCCCCAAACTCCATACTCTTCAGTCGGGGGCAGGGCTGCCTGTCGAGAGGGACGTTGGGTACGAGGGAATGGATGCCCGCACACCAGATACAGATCGTGTGGTCTTCCAGCTTCTTCGCTGGCTCGACCTCTGGTTCTTCGGGTACCGGCCAGGCTCCTACTGTGGTAGGATCTTCCCGCTCAGCCAGATCCGTGATCGTCGCCACCATGAGGCGTCCTTGGCTCCTTCAGACTTGTTCAGCAGGTATCGCAGGACGTGTACGCCACGAACACCTGAATCCTGCGTAGGCATCATGATCGTGGCCATGATGACATGGGCTCCCGTGAATGCCGCAAGAGCCTGAGTGTCATTGTCGAGATCGACACCCATCTCCCGGAAGGTCTCACGAACTCCCGCACACCACTGGTCGCGCTGCGCAACAGGGATCGAGGCCAGAGGAACTCCGCAGAACTCCTCCAGCTTCTCTACGCCAGTGCGAGCCTGGTCCCGTAGGGTCACTTCGCTCACCTCTTAGCCACCAGCAATCCCGAGTGTTCCGCCTGGCCAAGCACGGAGATGATTCCTGCGCTTGCCTCACGGGCCGAACAGAAGACCTCGTGAGCCTGACGCTGCTTCACTGCCTCATCGTACTCCGGCCACGAGTTGGCAATCCAAAGCCTGCCGCAGAAGTTGATATCCGCCTGACAGAGAAGGACGGTCGGAATGGTGCGAGGAGTCCCGTAGACAACCTCACCCTGAGAGATCGGGGCAGTCTTTACCATGGGACTATGGTATGGGTTATTCGCCTCATGGTCAATTACGCAGCGCTCTCGAACACGTGCGGGTCGCCACACTTCGGGCAGCGAAGCGGGTTGGTCTTGAGTACGAAGGGCCTGTCACAGCCCCCACAGCGCACTACCCCATAGGCGGACGACCAAGACCCTCCAGATAGACCTGTTAGGCCCGTGATGGCCCACACAAGGGCGTCCAGACGGTCAGGAGACTTGCCGCTGACTCCGGGAATCCAGTCGCACATCTCGTCTTCGAGCTGAGTGAGCATGCCAATGTGGTGGATGCGCTTCTGCTCATACAGCGACGCCACTGGCTCAGCACGGATTTCCTTACCGCGCGAGGCTCGAACAGTCTTGAACGGAACATGTGGATCGACGTGTCGAAGCACGGACCCGATGTAGTCACCACCGTTGTTGACCTCAGCCACCACCGAGTCAGCATGGAACTCGTGGTAAGCCTTGACGGCTTCCCGCATTGCAGCTTCCGGAGAAGCCTTCACTGAGCGGTCTGCAAGCACATACCCATGACCACGATCATCGGAAGCAACAACGACAATGCCAGTGAGGTCAGAGCTTTCGTCACTAGTGACAGCAGGGTCCACAGCAACCACCACCTGGACGAGATCCTCAGGAACCTCATCGCGGGTGATTCGTGCATCGTCAATATCGACACGCTTGAAAAGCGCGCCCTCAATGTCCTCAAGAAGGACACCGTACAACTCCTGCTGACCTAGTCGTGTTCCGTCGTATCGACGCTTTAGTTCGTCCAGCGCAACCGCTGAAAGGTGCTCGCGATTGTCGAATGAGGAACCGCGAGTCAGGTGGACCGTGCCGTCACGTCGGCTGTACAGATCCTTGACGAGTGGGGTTGGTCGTGGGGTGGTGGTCACCACGATCCGGGGGTGGTCGCCCTTACGTACGGCGGGGACGATTCCCTCATACCAGATCTCGGGGCGACGCCAGGAACCGATCTCGTCGGCCCAGACACCCCAGAGATTCAGACCACGCGCGCGCTCAGGTTCGTCAGCCGAGATGCCGTGAATCTTGGAGCCGTTGGTCAGCTTGATCTGAAGCTCATTGCGGAGATACTGCTGCATCTCCCCTTCGTTGAACCGCTTCAGAATTCCGGAGTCACCTTCGAAACAGGTTCGCTGGACGTCACGGAATGTCGGAGCAACTACGAGCCATTCCGAGTTTGGGATGGAGAGAGCCTGGTGAACAATCCACGACGCCCCAACAAACGTCTTTCCGAATCCACGCCCAGCAAGCAGTAGCCAGATGTTCCACGAATCGTCGGGAACTCCGTCGCAGGAGGGGCAGGCGTGTCGTTCGTCGTCTGGTGGGAACTGGGCAGCACGGGCTGTGGCTGAGTACTCACGGTCAGTGAACTCAGGAGCGCTAAGAGCATCCAGTTCATCCCGAAGGCGCTTCAGCTCTTCTAGCTGAGCTAGCTTGGCCTTCAGCAGGGGTGACTGTGACATACCCTTAGCGCTCCTGTGCTACTTACTTCTTGGCCGGGTTGACGGTCTCAGCGCTGGCGAGATCGCTCTCCACCACAGCCTTGGCCGCAACAACATCCGCCTTGACCTCGTCCGCGACCTTCACGGCATCGGCCTTGACCTCAGCCACGATGGGCTTCTCCTCGGCAGCGACCTGAGCCGCGTCAGCCTTGACTTCAGCCACAACGGCCTCCGAATCGTGCTTGAAGTGGTCACGCAGGTGGCCCAGGGCGTTCTCCAGCTTGGTGGTCTGGGTGTGGCCCTCGCTCTTCAGCCAGTCAACGACTGCCTGGATATCGGCCTCAATGGCCTTGAAAGGGTTGCTCATGTTTCTCCTCGGGGGTTAGGTACCTACCGCAGACAATTGTACTTGTACACCAAGCACATCGCTACATCTGATTGTGGTTATCCCATGCTGCCTTGGCGACGGCTACCAGAATCGCAGACCCCAGCAGAAGATCACCTATGACGAGCATCGTCCACTGGGTCATGGCCGCCGGTAGCTGTCCGACGAACGTCCCGATCAAACTTCCACTCCCGGTAGAACGAAACGGTGAGGCAGACGCCACACAGGACAAGCACGGACCAGGCGATCCAAAACCACATGGCTACTCGAACTTCAGGAAGTCCGCAGGAACCACGTAGCCTGGCCATTCGCCCTCGAACAGAGGCTTGCCGATCCGGCGGTAAACCTCCGCGATGAGCTGTGAGCAGATCTGGTGGCCAGAGCCGGTGACACGGTTCTTGACCCACGGAAGGTTGATCTTGAAGTGGTGCAAGATGATGGCGATGTAGTCCAGGAAAGAGTACTTGACACCGAGCATCTTGCTGGCCTCGTTGCCAATCTGAGCCTGCTCCTCATCAGTCAGTTCCATCGGACGAACCCAGAGGATCTTCTCGCCTTCGTAACGCGAGCTGACGCGACTGATCACAGCACCACCAGGCTGACCCTCAAGCGCCCAGTCGGTTCCCACGCAGAGCATCGAGTGCTCCCACTTCGCGTCCTTCCAGCTCGATCCGTTGAGCCACTGGCCGACGCGGATGAACCACCCAGTCAGTCCACGAACCTTCACGAGACCGATATCCCCCGTGCGGGGAATCTCAACAGCAGTCATTCTCCACCTGTTCCATTCGAAGCCAGTTGACCACGTTGTCCATCTCAGTGCCCTCAAGAGGCGGCAGGCCGAGACGAGCACGTGCTTCGTTGATTGTAAGGTCTCCGAAGTAGACTGCGTCAGTCATCTCTTCGAGGAGATCCTGATCCTGCTGGTAGTCCTTCACTTCTTCACCCTCAAGAGTCGAAGTTCAGCCACCGCCAGTTGATCGGCGAGCTGTCGGTTACGCGCCTGCTCTTCGTCCAGAGCATCGGTGAGAACAGCCATCTCTGCCGGATACTCCTTGACGTCCTCTCGAAGCTTTTCGATGGTGACGTAGAGCGTTCCGACCTTGGAATTTAGACCACCAAGGGTCCGCTTGAGCTGTTGGAGTTCAGTCTCCGCCTCTTCTGCTACAGCCGAAGCCAGTGCAGCCAGAGCGTGAAGGTCGCCCGCAGTCCAAGACGAGCCTTCTTCGTACGAGTAGAGCGCATCGGCAATACTCCTTATCTTGTCATGGAGCAGCGTCTTCTGTGGATTGGGCTTCCTTCTGCTCATGGGTACACAGTACCACAGTTGTTGCACCTGTGGCAAGACTAAAGCCCGCCTCCTCAGCTCACGGGAGACGGGCCCTAGTGGAAGGAAACCCAACCCCAGGCGTCCTTCGCTTCTTCCGCAATGATCCTAGCCGACGATCTCCGCATCCACAACCGGAGCTTCAAGGGCTGGCCTCCCGGAACGGGCAGCGATCTCTGCCTTCAGGCGTTCGATCTCGGCATTGACGGTCTGCATCTCGACCACTTCGACCTGGGTCTTGATCGCGGCCTCGACACCTGTAAGCTTGGCGATACGCTCCGACACCTTCACGGCAATGTCGATGGCCCTGGTGTTGCCACGCTCGATGCCCGTCTGGAGCGAGTTGTACAGCGTGTTGAGGCGCTTCAGCTCGATCATGCGAAGGACTTCCTGGGACGTGCGCTCGTTGTGGAGATACTCTTCCTCCAGCGCATCGTGTACGTCCTTTGCAGCAGCCTCGGCTGTGCCGTAGCCGAGCTGGTAGGAAATCTCCGCGTAGTCATAGCCCTGGATTCGCATCTCCATGGCCTGGCGTGTCTTGCCCAGGCGCTTGGCTGCCGCCTCCTTGGCTAGAGCGCGGTCCTCGGAGTCGTCGTACTCTTCATCGAATTCAAGCTTTGCCATGTCGCACCCTTCTAGTGGTGCTTATAGCATAGAACGAGGGGCCAGGCGGGAGCTATCCTCAACCAGTCCTGACCCCTCGTAGTGTTGGAGCCGGGCCTCCCCCAAAGTGGCTCACACAACACCGATTCGATGATAGACCATCAGATGGCCTTTAGGCAACATCCTTTGGACCATTGCAGAGGCACTCCCTGCACGACCCGGATGCACCATGGTTGTCCACGAAGTGCTTGCACACCGAACACCTTGCCCCCACGACTGCATCGTTGACCTGGAGGTCTCGGACCGGCTGGAGGATTCCACCAGGCTTGCTGAACCTGACGGCCTTGTCCGTCACAGGAAGTGAAGGCTCGCTGGCTTCAGCCGAGGCAATAGATGCCCACATCTGAGCCATCTGGCAGTTGTACTCCCGCATACGCTCGTAGTTCAGACCCGAACGTTCCGCGTCCTTGGCATACCGATGAGCGTTGGTGAGAGCCTCGTTCCAGCCGTCCCAACTCACTGAGTGACCTCCTTGATACGGGCAGTCAGGGCATCGTGCTCCTTGTCGCCATCCTGAAGAGCCTTGAAGCTGTCGTCCTGCTTGCCGGAGACACACAGGGTGCCAGCCAGCTTGTAGTCGTTCAGCATGGCAACGAAGTGCTTCTGGGTCTCCTCGTCTGGAGCAGGCTTGGACTGGTCCATCGCCTTCTGGACGTCGGTGACCATGCTCGGGCAGAAAATCTGCTGGCTCATCTCGTTGGTCCGATAGTCTCCAGACTTCATCGCACCCTGGTCCATGACCACGGCCATGAGGGGGCCCAGCTCGTCCATCTGCCACTTGGACAGGTTGGCCTTCGTCTCAGCCTTGCTCGGAGCGGAAGCGACCACCGACACGGAAGCAGAGGGCTTCGCCGCCGGAGCAGGAGACTTCTTGTCCGAACCGCTGAGTGCCCAGAGTCCACCGACACAGAGGGCAGCTACTGCAACCAGGGTAGCTCCCCGGAGAACTGTGCTGCTGCGTCGAGGCTTGGGTGTTCCCTCGGACCACGGACCAGCACTGTAGGTGGTCTCTGCGGCCTTCTGGTAGACGTTGGCGACAGGGTGCTGGCGGTGATCCTTCATCAGACCGTCGCGTAGCTCGTCGTCGGAATGGTCGTTCACGTGTCTCCTTGGGTTGTCGTTACGGGAGAAGCCTCCCACAACAGTTGTCCTACTGTCAAGTACAAGGGCATGAAGAAACCCCCAGCCATGGGAGTGACCAGGGGCTTCCTCGAAGTTCACCGGTTGCGCTGATCCACACGCACAGAAACGTTTATCGGTGAGGCGTTGTGTCGGCCGCCCGATGAACCTCGCATATAGGCTAGCACCCCGATGATCCCGAGGATCAAGCCCAGAGCAGTTGTGGCCTTTGCAAGGGCCTCAAACATGAAGCTCAGACCCCATGCAGCAGCGCCAAGACCAGCAAGAGCAAAACCAGCTCCGGCAAGACGCTGAGCAAGAGGATCAATCCCAGGACGCCCAGATACTTCACGAACTTCATGGGTTTCGTAACGGGGTCGGACATGGCGAACTCCTCGGTCGGTTGCCCGGAAAGGCTCCAGCTCTCGCTGCGCAGCCTCTCGATAGTCCACGAGAAGAGCGTCTAGCTGCTCTCGGAGATCAACATCGTTCATGCAACCACGTTACTACCTACTTGTTCCCGTGTCAAGGGTTTCCGGCAGCTATGGCAGTGCCATGGTTGGATCTAGGGTTTTCGGAGGGTGTTTCCGCAGGTCAGAGCCTGTTTTCTATGGTTACTACGGTACTAGGGAAGAAGTAGTAGACAAAGAAGTACACAACTAGAAGAAACAATAGGGATTCAACCGTTGCAACCGATGCAGCCGTAGCAACTTGACTCCTACCGCAGTAGCACCTACACTGGAACCTCACCCCTGAACTCCTCGAAAGGAACCTGAACCGTGTCGAACCACCGCTTCCTGATCCCACTGGACGAAGATGAACTGGATGAACTCCAGTCGAACGACGACGTATGGAGGCCCTGCCCGAACTACCCTGGCTACGACGCCTCATGGAATGGCTGGGTTCGTTCATGGACCGTTCCGAACCACACGGTTCACGGCTACTACTACGAGGTTCATCGCGTGAACCCCAAGGTGAACGGCCAGGTTCTGAACCGGCACCGTGGTCAGCTCGTGGCCGACGCCTTCCTGGTTCAGCCCGAACCGCAGTGGAACCTGACCTGGGAGGACGGAAACAAGCTGAACCATGCAGCCAAGAACCTCTCATGGGAGGACAGGCTGACCAGGGTTCAGCGGGCGAACCAGGCTGCTAAGCTGAACGGCAACCGTCCGCACAAGAGTCACTGCATCTGGGGACATGAACTGTCAGGGGACCTGGTTAGGATCACGGGTGACGGTTCCAACATGTGCATCGTCTGTTCACGTGCGCACGCCTCCCGGTACCAGGAGATCAGGACCCTGAAGAAGAAGGGCCTTCCGTATGACCATGTCACCCATGAGTACGTCCTGAAGCGTAAGGGCGTGTGGGTACCGGAAGACCAGCGACCTGAGGGTGCCCGGAAGAGGCCCCGATCCAACAAGCGAAACCAGAAGCTCAGGGAAGGACGTATCACTCATGGCTCGGATGCTGCTTCGTGAGGCGAAGCGCCACCACCACTACTGCTGTCCCGGTCACACTGCTAAGGGCTTCGATGCCCAGAACGCGAGGTCTCGTGAGCGCAATGTATGGCGCAAGGATGCTCGGTACCTTCTCGGCTCCAACCTGCCCAAGCTGCCGGAGGTCTTCGGGGCTGGACTGCGCTGAGATCGCACGGGCCAAGCAGGCTCAGCGACAGTACGAGAAGCGATCATGGCGGAAGGAGGTTGCACAACAGCGGGAAGAGGTGTAAGCTTGTCATCAGGACAAGGCAAGGAGGACAAGTGCTCCACTTCATCTACAACACCCTGGCAGTCATCGGGGGCTTCTCGGTGGTGATCTTCCTCTGGCAGTTCATCGTGGCGATCGTCACCGTGATCGAGCTGGACCGGAAGGCCACTGCCGACAAGGCGGCCGAGGAGAACGAGATCCGCGAGAACCTGGAGAACGTGCGATGACCATCGACACCTTCATGACGGGCTCTCTCGCTGTCATCATGGGCATCCTCGTCCTCGCGTTCGTGTACTGGGGCTGGAAGTTCGCCTCTCTCGCGTACTACGAGGAGAAGCTCAAGCTGGAGCAGAAGTACAAGGCCGAAGAGCCGAAGGACCAGAAGTGAACGGCCCGCTCATCGGTGTTATGGCCGTGATTGTGGCTGCCTTCGTGGTGGCCATGATCTGGGAGGGCATCAAGGAGTACCGCAAGATGAAGGCTTGGGAGCACGACTTCCAGGCCAGACTGGACGCGGTCCGTCGTGAGCACGTAGCAATGCGTGATCAGATGTACCTCGACCACTTCAACCGCAAGATGAGTGACAGGCTCTCCAAGGAGGAGAAGTGAAGGTCAAGTACGACGAGGTCGGCACCGTGACGGTCAGTGGCCGTGTCGTGCTGGGTCTGGCTGCTACGGTTGTGGCAGTCGGTGCGATCGGGTACGGTAGCTACGAACTGTTCTGGGACGTGAAGTCCAACACCACCGACCGGAACGCCCAGATCGGCCGCCAGAACCTTGCGTTCCAGCAGAGCCGCATGGACGAGATCAGCCGCAAGCTCAACGAGAAGACCGCGCTGGAGAACGCTCTCGGCTCCGATGCCTCCCCGGAGGACGTGGCCAAGAACAAGGCGCAGGTCACCGCCATCCGCGACCAGATCTGCTCCGACTACGGGGATCTGACCACCTCGTACAAGAACACACTGAACCCGGAGCGCTACTCCACTCTGGTACAGCTCTGCGAGGTGCAGAAGTGAGCGCCATCAAGGAACTGAAGCCGTGCCACAACAAGAAGTGTGACCGGCACTACGAGGAGGCCAACACCCTCTTCTGCTGCAACAACTGCGCCAAGGCTGACGAATGGATGCTGAACCTGGCAGACGTTCTGATCTCCGAGGACCCGCGCGTCGAGAACGTCCGCGAGTTCGAGAACGAGCTTCCCCACAAGCACTCGCCTGAGTGCCTGGCTCCCGCTTCCTGATGAGCCGCAAGGACTGGACTGCCCGGCAGCATATCGAGAGAGCTTTCCATGTCTCCTTCATGCTGCCGGAGCAGGCGGCCCAACTGCTTGACGAGTATCGGGCCGAGGTTCGTGCCGAAGCCTTCCAAGAGGCCGTTGACTTCGTAAGGTCAGGGCCGGTTCCGAAAGAATCCGGGCGTCACTGGCATTGGTACCAGTTCGCCCTCAACCGAGCCGCAGACAGGCTCAAGGAGAGGTTCCTACAGTGAAGAACTACAAGCGCCCCCTGCTCGCCCTTGGTGTCACGGCCGCCATGGCGTTCAGCTTGACCGCCTGCTTCGGTGACGACTCCAGCCCGAAGGACTCCAACCAGCAGAAGGAGCAGCAGCAAGCCACCAACGGCATCAGCCAGCTCCTGGCCGCCCAGCCGGTTCACAGCTACTCCTACAGCCAGCTTCGCCAGAACCTTCAGGAGCTGGAGGACGCCCAGGCCAACGGCACGGTCACCACGGCCTTCTTCATGCACATGGGCCTGAACGACCCGATCTTCTCCTGCCCCGCCATCGGTGCCCCGATCGCCTCCACCACGGAGCTGACCAACCCGCACCAGACGGAGCGCCACGACGGGCAGTACAACGGCGGAAACACCGTTCTGGACCAGATGGACCCCACGGGCGTCTACTCCGGCCAGAGCACCGGTACCTACGTCATGTGCGTGGGTCAGAACGGCCAGGTCAACCCGGTCTACTGGGAGGGCTCGGTCCTCACCGCCTACGGTCCCGCGCACTGGGACAAGGCCGCGCACAACATGGTCATCGACGGCCCTTCGGGCTCCAAGTTCTCCGGGGTGAAGAAGTGAGCTACCACCCGCACACCACGCACGTCGTGCACACCCACAGCGTCCACGTGGTTCACCACTACCACTGGTACCAGCCGCACTACTACTATGGCTCTGGTGGTCACCTGTTCCTCACGATCATGCTGTTCTTCGCGCTGATCGGTGTGGCAGTCTGGCTCGTCAAGCGGTAGGAGATCGCCCCTCGGGATTCCGGGGGGCTTTCTCGTTTGCTTGACAACCTAACGGTGGTTGCACTACCTTAGGGGCATGAAGAACGAGGAGAGCGTCACCGGGTGCCGATACTGCGGATGGGACGGATCGCACGGATTCGCCGCACCGCACAAGTACACCCCACCCGCAGAAGACCAGCTCAAGCAGCGTATGAAGTTCAGGCGAGTGATTCGTGAACTGAAGAGCTTGCGGAACGAACTGAACCGTGCTAACCTGGATGCACAACGACGGGGGGATCTCCCCTGAGGAAACGTTCTAGGGAGTACCCCCATGGCAGTTCGCAAGAAGAACCCCAACGTGCGCGACTTCATCAAGAAGGTCCGCGCGGGTCTCGGGATGAGCCAGGCGGCCTTCGCCAAGTACATCGGCACCAATCTGGCCACTCTTCAGCGCTGGGAGTCCGCCACCGCAGCTCCGGGTGGGCTCATGGTGATCCGCCTGTTCGAAGCGGGCGTGGATATCACGGAGCTGGGCAAGGCATTCGAGGCCGACGCGGCCCTTCCGGCTGCGGCCTAAACCAAGAAACGCGAAAGCCCCGGCGATCCAGACCGGGGCTTTCGCTGACAACACAAGGAGGAGTGGTTGCAATGACGAGTATGAACGGTTCCGGTTTCGAAAGCAAGCTCAACGAGATCAAGGGACACAAGACCGCCAAGTCCGAATTCAACCGGGACCGTGCGGCGAAGGTGATCATCTGGGGTGCCACCGATCTGGTCGCGCTCTTCGCGCTGGCGCTGGGAGCCTGGTCCAACCAGACCGTGGCCAAGTGGCTCGGGTTCCCGGACCTGGCTGGCTGGGGCTTCTCCATCGTGATCGACGGTGTGTGGCTCGTGTCCATCGCCCTGATTCAGCTCCACCGGGAACAGCCCTGGAAGGCCGTACAGGCTTACCAGGCGGTCTACTACATGGTGGCCCTGAGCGCACTGACCAACTTCGGACACGGACTGATCCGATTCGGTGTGAGCTGGCACGGCGCAGCGGCTGGTCTGGCCTTCGCGGTCCTGCCGATCTCGCTGAAGTGGCTCATCTCGGCTTCGACCAACAACCGGATGGGAACCCTCCTGAAGGCCCCGAACGCAAAGTCGCGGCTGAAGGATGCCGGGATGGTTCGGGCGGAACTGGAACTGAACGAGGCTCTCCAGCCGCTCATGAACCTGGTGAACCAGTCGAGTTCCGATGAGGAGTCGCAGGTTCGGGCCCTTCAGAACCCGATCGAGAACGAGACCCCGGTTCAGGTTCGCCTGGATCGAGTCGAGGAGGAGGACCCGTTCGAGATTCCGAGCTGGGTGAACACTCCTCGCGCTGCGATCGAACCTCCGAAGCCTGTGGTTCCTGCTCAGCCGAACCTGGTTCCGGTGGAGAGCCCGAAGGTTCCGACCCAGGTTCAGATCAACTCCCGGCAGGAGCGGGTGAACGACCTGGCGCAGAGGATCGGCCAGAACGGCGGCCAGCTCAACTCCGTGACCTTCGCCCAGATCTCCGAGTGGTACGGGATCGACGCCAGCAAGAAGAGCACCCTCTCGGTCCTCCGCAAGGACGCACACCAGCGCTACCTGGACAAGGCGACGCAGGGCCCGTACATGTGATCGAGACAGGAAGCCCCTCATTTCACTTCGGTGAAGTGGGGGGCTTCTTTGTTTTGACTCTGCGTCAATTTGCCCTCTAGGATTGTTAGTCCATCAAGGAGGCTCTTTGAAATGCAGACGCACTGGCGGAACACCCTAACCGGAAGCATCGCAGTGGCTACAGCGGCCACAGTCACAGGACTTGTCACCCATGCCGAGTACGGCCAGCAGGCTCAGCTTGTCGAAACTCTGGTCGCTGGACTGGGGGGGACGGCTGCCCTGAAGCTGCTCTTCGACCAGAAGGACGGGCACGGCTTCAAGGAGGGCCTTGGCACCTCTCTGGGCTGGCTGGCCACCTTCGCCGGAGACGCTGCCATTGCGGGCTGGGAGGGTGGTGGACAGCAGTCGTTCTGGGCTTGGCTCGGTGGAGCTGCTGCTTCCGTGGCTCTTGGGTTCTCGTGGGCTGAGCATCGCCGCCACGACCGTCTAGAGCGTCACCACCGGACCGTGAGCATCAGGACCATGGAGACCAATTCCAAGATCGCCCTTATGCGTGAGGAGATGGCTGGACTGAAGCTCCTCCGGGAGCAGGAGAAGATGATGCCAAGTCCGGCTGAACAGCCGCCGGTATTCACCCGGAACATCGCGGGGAACATTCAGCACGCCATCTGGGAACTCAATGCGGGGAAGGTCATCATTCCGAGCGCTCATGTCACGGAGAACAAGCGTGGCTGGGAGGCCCGTCTGACACTTCCCAATGGCTACGGCCTGAAGAAGCTTGAGCGGGATTGTGACGGCATCGCCCAGTCACTCGATCTGCTGGAGGTCCCGGAGGCCGTCTCTGGCGCTTCCAAGGGCCTGGCTGTCCTCAAGTACCGGGAGCCCGTTGAACTGCCGTCAGAGGTGCGCTGGAGCCCCGTCTCGCCCGGCAAGTGGTCCGACCCCGTGCTGCTCGGCATTGATGAGGACGGGAACACGGTCACCCTGGACCTGAATGTTCACGCTCTGGTGGCTGGTGCTACCGGATTCGGGAAGTCCACCCTGATCAACACCATCATTCTCCAGCTTGCAGAGCGTGAGCATGTCAAGGTTACGGGCATCGACATGAAGCCCTTCTCTCCGGAATTCACTCCGCTCAAGCCGATCCTGAATGGCCTGATCTCCGATCTGGAAACCGCTCACTCGGTGCTCGACACCATCCGGGACGAGCTGTACATCCGTGGCGAGATCATGCAGAAGAACGGGTGGAAGAAGTGGCAGCCCTCTGCCGAAAAGCCCATCCGCTACTACTTCTTCGATGAGTACGCGGAGCTGATCCGGCAGGACAAGGAACGCATCAAGGAACTCAAGGCAGCCAAGGGTCAGGCGAAGATGGATCAGGAGGCTTCCGACTTCAAGACGATTCAGTCCAAGGTCGAATCCATCCTGGCCATGTCGCGCGCCTACGGGCTGTACCTGGTGCTGGCCACTCAGCAGCCTTCAGCGGCTCTCTGGGGTGATGACACAGGCGCTCGTGGCAACTGCCCAATCCGCATCTGCTTCACCATGTCAGAGGCCACCCACGACCGTTTCGTGCTACCTGCTGGTTGGTCCACCGAGATCCTGGACGGTAAGCGCGGCCGGTTCGTCATGAAGAGCCCCATGCACATGACACAGGACCCGTACCTGGCGTTCATCGTGGATGACGACCAGCTTGCCGACGAAGTGTTCCGCATTTCCATGAAGGTCCCTGAGCGCCCTCTGAGTGACTCGGAGGACACGATGGACACTCGGGTTGACTGGCTCACCAAGAGCCAGGGACAGAGCCCGCGAGAGCGTGTCATGAGCGTCCTCATGGCTGGTCCGGCCACCAAGCGGGAGATCGCCGACAAGACCAACCTGGACCCCGTTGGCTCCCAGCTCAAGCACGCGCTGAACGGCCTCCGCAAGGAAGAGGTCATCCAGGTGGACCCTGACAACGTGTGGTCCCTGACGTAACGCGAAAGGCCCCCGGCTCATCACCGGGGGCCCTCGTTCAGATCTGGTGCGGATGGTTCAACCTGTCGTTGAAGCGGTCCACCATCTCCACATCGACCTTGCGAGCGATGTAGAAGGTTCCCTGGGGGGAGTCCCAGACGGAGATCCCGTCCTTGTCCAGCTCCTTCAGGATGATGGCCTTCACGTTGTTGATCTTCTGAACATCTTCGTTCGTGATGGTCAGTGCGGCCTTGTGGATGGCCAGATGGGGCTTTCCCTCGTAGAAGGTGCCATCCGTTCCGCCCAGAACGTACATCTCGCTCATGTGTAGAGGCATCAGAAATTCACCTCGTTCATCAGCTCCGCGTACTGGTTCTCGATGTGCCAGGCCAGGTCACGCATGTCCACCCTCATGACGAAGGTCTCGTTTCCTCGGTAGCACATGCTCAGCTCCTCCACCGAGCGCCAGTCGGCACCCTTCTTGAGGAAGACGTCCAGGTGTTCTCCGGTGCCCGTCTCGTAGCAGAACTTCTTGCCCTCGTTGAGCTCCAGGGCGTCGAACTTGTTCCGAACATCCTGCCGGAGGCTCGCCCGGTTGATGCGCTTGCCATTGCTTGCTCGTGCCAGCATTTCGTGCTCCTTGCCTTGCTTGCGTGCTACTACAGTAGCAGTCTTACGAAGTCGGGTCAACCCAGTCAACAGACTGGATCTGAACATGACCAAGAGCAGCACACCCCAGCAGATACACAGCAAGAGCATTCTGAAGGTCATCCTCTCCGGCCCACTGATCAGGGTCCAGAGTAACCATCATACGGACGGAAACAGGGACGCGCCGCTCCTCATCGAAGAGCGACGCGTCCTCCTTGAGCTTCTTGATCAACGCTTGCCACCACTCGCGGGACGCGCAGGGGCCGGAGCCGCAGGACGCGGAGCAGGCGCAGCGGGCTTGGGGGCCGAACCGGCGGGCTTGTTGTTGTTCACCGTGACGTTCGTGGTCTTGTTGATCGTCACGTTGGTGGTGCGGCCCGGCTGGTAGCTGCTGCGCTTCACGTAGACCGTGCTGTAGTTGGCCGGACGCGGAGCGGTGGACCAGCAGCCGCAGTAGCCCGTGCGGGGGTAGTACACGTGGTAGGAGTAGGGGATCACCGTACCCATCGGGTAGCAGTTGTTGACGTAGAGGCCCGCGCCCCAGCTCATCACGCACTCCTGGCCGGGGTGGGCCAGGACGTAGGTGTTGTAGGTGGCCTGCTCGGCGGCGGTGGGCTCCGGAACGTAGTCACCATCGTCCGAGCCACACGCGGTCAGAGCGAAGGTGAGAGCGGCACCGCAGAGCGCGAGCTTCCAAGCCTTGCTGTTCATGTGAGTTCCTTTCGAGCCCTTGTCTTGCTGACAAGAAGAACTCTACACCCTCCCGAGCAGTTGTGCAACCTCCTTGAGGTACAGCCTGCGGACCTGGTTCCAGCGGGCGTCGGCAAGGGCGTTGTGGGCCCCTGAAGGCTGTTCAGGCATCGCCGGGTACCCGAGACGTTCGCACTCCTGCATTATGTCGTTGGTGCGCATGGGGAAGCCCGCAGGAAGGTCGATCATCCGCCCGAAGAACTGGCACACCGCGACGTGATCGTAGGACGCGAAGTAGGCCCACAGAGAAGGGTTGGTCGTGTCCATGACGAAGCGTCGAATGTCAGCGGCGATCTCGTCCTTGGTCTTGATCTTGTCGAAGTCCGGATGCGTCTCGTCCCAGGGGTCTTCCCTGTCGAACCTCACGGGCAAGCTGTTCATGACGTTCTGCATGAGCCATGCGTGCTTCCGGATGCGCGGCAGTGGCATGTCACGGTTGACAGCGTAGTACTCCTTGCCATCTGCCCTGACCATGCCAATCGAGATGGGCTCGATGGTGACGCCGTCCTCAAGGAACTCAAGGTCGTAGTCGATTTCCACGATTCTCCAATCACCGATGGCCCCGCCTCACAAGGAGACGGGGCCGTTGGGGTTACTGCATTTCGGTGGGCTCTTCACCCAGGACGTTCTTGCCACGGGTCAGGTAGTCGGCCGAGACCGACTTGACCAGCGCCAGACCCCTCAGGAGAGGAGAAGTGCGAGGCGGGGCGGCCTGGACCACGACACCCTCACGGATGTGCAGCTCGCGGCCGGAGAACTGCTCCATACCGTCCGTCAGCTCGGCCACCTTCTCCTTGCTGTATGGACCGACGTAGAGCACCGGCACGCACGGAACCTCGCGGGGAAGCATGGCGTGCGGGCTGACCCACTGCTCTCCGGTCTGGTACTTCAGCAGCATGGCGTAGGCCGCGAAACCGACCTTGCCCGTACGGCCGTTGGCACCGTAGTGGAGATCCTGCACACCCTCACCGAACACCTCACCGAACAGCGAGATGCTGACAGCGTGCGGGAAGCTCAGCGCCAGAGTGGCCAGAGCCTCCTTCAGGCTGTACTCATGGGCCGCCCGCCAGTAGAGGTTGTGCTCGTCCTCCTTGAGCGCGTAGCCGTCCTTGGAGATGCCCTTCGAGCTGACCTGGAGAGTGTCCGTGGCCGTCTCGTAGGTGCTCACGAAGCAGGTTCCGTGGAGCTTCTCCGTGATCTCCACCTGCTCGCCCTCGGTGAAGACCTTGCCATACTTCTTGACCGACTCGACCTCGAACATCGGGACCAGGTCAGGCGCGGCCTCGATGGTACCGCTCATCGCGATGGCCACCTCGGGCACGAACTTGACGATCCCCAGAGCCTCGGCCCAGGTGTCACCAGGGCGAGCGCCGTTCTCGGTGGCGATCCGAGTTGCCACGGGCTCCGGGATGATCAGACCCTGCGACAGCTCACCACGGAGCTTGATGGCCTTGACCACGTTCTTGGTCTTGCCGCCGAGACGACCCTTCAGCCCCAGCTCGTCCAGGATCTTGTCGGGGACGATACCGCCCTCGGGGACGTAGACAACCTCGTCGTAGTCCTTGTAGGCGTTCAGCCCGGTGACCACCTGGAAACCGTCCTCGGAGCCCACGTTGGCCAGGCTGAGCGAGTCCGCGTTCGGGTGCTTGCGGCAGTTGTGGAGCTTCTCCACCGTGACTTCGTACTGAGCCATGTGCTTTTCCTCCCTGTCGTTGTGCTACGAGCTTACCAGCTCCTAGCCTCCAGCGCAAACAAAACTTGCCTAGAAAGCCAAGTTGCCAGTTACAGGCAAGTGGCCATTCTAGGCAAGTTGTGCCGATCTGCTAGAAGTTGCCAGGTGCCACCTGCCAGGTCGTGAGACCCATCAGGCGATACACGTCAACCACCATGTTCCGGTCGTCCAGGGCCAGCTTGACGTCGTAGTTCGGGGCGATGTGCTCCCAGAACATCTCAGGCTTGACGATGCCGTCCGAACGAGTGTCATGCGGCGGGCGCATGAACAGATCGTCGTAGAAGACCTTGTCCCGCTTGAGCGTCGTCACGGTGTGGTCCCGGTAGAGACCGTCCCGTCCAGAGGCCAGCACGATGGCGTAACCGGCCGCTGCAAACAGCTTGATGGCCTCGTGCGTCATCGGCTTGATGGTGTCCTTGTAGACCGCGTAGAAGGCGTACGGAGACCGGTCGCCCATCTCGTACAGCGTTCCGTCAAGGTCCACCAGGATGGCCTTGGGCTTCCCCGGAGTCCCCTCGTACTTACGGACCGAGATCTTGAGGTCGTTCATCCACTCGTTGGTGAGGGTGAACCCCTTGCGCTCCTGGTCCAGAAGAGTCCGGTTCATCTTCTTGATCACGTCAGCCCCGACCTGAGCTGGGCCTTCACGGAACGAGTCGTTCCAGATGCAGCTCTCGGCAGAGACGTATGTGAAGTCCCGAACGTAGAAGGTGACGTCCTCCAGCGCAAGGGCCTTCTTGTACTTCTTGAGCCAGTCAAGGCGGATGTGGCAGTTGTCGATCACCACGTTGTGACCCGCCCTGACCATGGTGACCAGGCTGGTGAGCATGAGATCGAAGGCTACCGCCTCCTTCTCCTTGGTCCACAGGTCCGATCCGTTCTCGAAGCCCAGCATGGCCCTGTAGGAGTCCATGTTGAGCCGGTAGTGGTTCGGGCTGTCGGCGACGAAACGAGAGGCCCACGTGGACTTACCGCTTCCTGGCAGGCCCCTCGTCACGTATACGTCTGTCACTCGTCCTCGTCCTTCCGGAAACGAACCTTGCCGTAGGGCTCCACCTGCTTCCAGAGCCACTTGTCCAGTCCGGCAGTGTTCTTGTCGTACAACATGAACAGTACCTTACTGAACTCGCTCCCCGCAACCGCCAGCGCGAAATCCTTACGGGCGCTGACCTTCTCGTAGCCCACGCCAAGCATGGCCTTGTTGTACTCGCGGGTGAGGCGAGCCTTCAGACGGGAGCGCTGGCCCTTGAGCTTCTTCTCCACGCCCTTGGCCCACTCCATCAGCTCATCCGGTGCACCCTTGTCCATCAGGTCGTTCAGGGTGCCACCGTTGGACAGGAGACGCCAGATGCCCTTCTCCGTGGTCTCGGTGAACAGGCCGTGGAGCTGGAGGTACTTGGCGCTCTTGCACTTGGCCATGGTGCCGTCCGGCCACTGGAGAACCAGGCCCTCGAAGTCCGTGCCCGCGTCCGTAGACTGCTTGATCCACGCGGACAGGGTCTTGGCGTCCTTGCCGTAGACGGGCCACTGCTTGACGACAGAGCCGATTGGGGCCCAGCCCTCCGCCAGGGTCTCCAGGCGCTGGTAGGCACCCGTGTAGAGGCTCCTCGCACCCAGCAGGATCAGGTCGGTACGGCCCTTGTAGTCCACCACGATCCGGAACTGCGGAGCGATGAACTCGGCAAGGTACGTGAGCGAACGGTCCAGCATCTTGGTGTTCTTGGTGTCCAGGTACTTCTCGGCCGCGATGGAAACGTCGGATGCGAACGATCCCTTGGACGCCACACGCCACTTGCCGTCGTACCAGTAGACGATGGCCAGAGAGCCATCCTCCTTGGTCGTGGCGACCGGAGTGGTGTTCGGAAGAGGCTGAACGTGCTTCGGCCGGTCCTCACCCTGCGCCTCGTGGAGGTCCACCAGGAAGGTCTTCGGGAACGGCAGGGCCACGATCTCGCCAATGTCGTCCACGATCAGGCCGCGAGTCTGCTTGGTGACGTCGGTCCAGTGGGAGTCGAACACACAGGCGTTCTCGTAGACGTACAGGGCCAGCTCATACTGGTCGTGGTACTTCTCGCGGACGTACCCGGAACGGATCTCGTTGTCCAGCTCCTTGGTGTCCATCAGGTCGTGGATCGTCAGTCGAAGCATCGCTTCCTCCTTGGTTGATGCCACCATAGTAGCAGAGAGCTTTCCACCCTGTCAACGAAGAAGGCCCCTGGTTTCCCAGAGGCCCTCCCGTTACTTCTTGCGCCTGAAGTTCAGCGAGATCTGCTTCTTGCCCTGCCGGTCGGTGTAGTGGAACGTACCCGTGTGGGTCTCGTCCTCCCCTACCACCCTGCCCCGATAGGTCCAACCACCGCTTTCGTTCACCTGCGCAACGTCCGGACCCTCACCCGAAGGCTTGTTCTCCTTCGCGCTACGCTTGCGACCTAAGGCCATGGCTCAGCCCTCCTTCATCTCCTCGATGCGGCGCAGGTTCTTGCGGAGATCCAGGTTCTCCGGTGACCGGAACACGAAGCTCTTCCAGTGATCCAGGTTGTCGCGCTCGCCCTTGTCCATGTCGTCCAGGTGACCGAGCAACCAGTACGTGTCCCCGAAGGTCCCGTAGGTGTACTCCTCGTCGGCGATGGTCGGGCAGTCGCACTTGATCAGCGCTTCCAGGTCCATGTACTCGCACCCGGACTCACAACCATACGAACCGTTGATCGCCTCAGCGTTCTCGGCCCTCATGGTGTCACACGAGGCCAGGTGAAGCTGGTAGTCCAGAGCGGCCGGGTCGAACAGCGTCTGTTCCCGGTACATCTGGGCGACCATCCGGGTCACCTTGTCGTCAGCACTCTCGGTCATGCTCGACCTCCATCGGGTCAGCGTAGGTGGATACGGCCCACACGTCGAACTGGTCACCGTCGCACCAGCCAACGTCGTGGATCTTCGAGACTTCCCCGTCGTTCCCGATCAGGAATCGACGTGTCTTCAGTTCCTCGAACAGAGCGTTCGCGATCAGGTCCGAGGGCGTGTAGGCCCGGAGAAGCTTGCGGAGTTCGCCTTCAGCGGAGTTCATTTCGTGCCTCCCTGTGTTGGTGCTACCAGCATAGCACGACATAGCGCCCAGGGCAACAAGAAAGCCCCCCGTTTCCGAGGGGCCGTCTTGTCTGGCGGTTACCAGCGAGAGGTGATGCCCTCGTTGGTCGTCATCGTGCTGGACTGCTGTGCGGACTGCTGAGCGTTCGCCATGGAGCCGTTGATCTCCTGCTTGGCGTACGCCTGGTGGTCCGCGCTCTGGTGGTGCTGGTAGGTCGCTAAGTCGCCACCAGCGGGCTTCGCGGTCGGGTCGTAGTCGCTCATGACTTCTTCTCCTCCAGGGTGGGCCACGTGACGGCCGGGCGGTGCCAGACCATCTTGTGCGTCTTGTTGTCCGGAACGATCTTGTGGACACCGGTGATGGTGCCCTTCTCGAAGTCAGTGTCCTCGTTGATGGTGTTCAGCACACCCGAGAACTTCTTCTCCGGGAACAGCTTGAGGACGTGCTCCATCTCCTCGATCAAGTACCAGTTGTCCGCGTCGAAGCAGTGCGCCTCCATGCGGGAGCAGCTCTTCTTGATCATGGTGCCCTCGGCCGTGTGGACCGTCTCCGTGTCGATCACCAGCTCCAGGCTGCGGAGAACGAGGTTGTCGTCCACGTAGTGAGCAGCGCGGACGCCCTTCTCGATCTGCTGGATCTCGAACCAGTTGAGGGCGGGCTCGATCTTGATGCTGCCCTCAGCGCTCTTGAAGCTCATGTCAGTTCCTTTCGGGATTTGCCCTGACTGGGCTGGGCTGACTTCACTGCGTTCAGTCTACTATGACCGTTGCGGTGAAGTCAACCCGGCCGGGTCAGATCAGTCCTCGTCCTTCACGTCCTCGGACTGCTTACCCTCACCGTTGAACCCCGCGTAGTCGTTGGGGTCGTAACCGGTCTTGCGACTATCGTGGTTCGCCTTGGCCACCACAGCCTCAGCCTTGGCGGCCTTGACCGCGTTGCTGATCTTGTCTCGCAGGCCCATCAGTTCTCCACCTTCCGGAAGTTCATGGAGTCACCACAGCGGTCCAGCTCGAACTTCATGGGACGGTCGGGCTCCCACGGCCCCTGGATCTGCATCTTGCAGTGGTTCTCACGGTCCAGGGCGACGATCAGGGTGACCCGGTCCTTGTGGTCGTTGGACCAGTTGCCACGGGCGACCCTCTTGCCGAGGAACAGCCCCTCGATGGTCAGGGTCTCACGCTCACCCCAGTGCCGCTGAATGTCGAACGCGATCTTGTCGCCGAACTCGAAGTCCATGGTGTGCCTTTCAGGCTAGGTTAGGCCGGGTGGCCTTGGCTGTGCACCTATCGTAGCACTTGACCGACAGATGCACAACCAGGGTTACCCGACTTACTACTTGCTCAGGTCAGCCTTGTTACGGGCCGCACGAGCGCGAGACTCCTTCTCCTCGTACAGAGCCGCACCGAAGATGCCGAGGACAACCGCCCCAGCGATCAGGGTGACGACCGGGTACCCCAGGTAGAGCAGGTACCCCACACCGGAACCCAGGACACCAGCAGCCGTGAGAGGCTCAGCGACGAGCTTCAGGACGATCTTGTTGGTGTAGGTCACGGTGAAGAACCCCATCACGGTCAGCACGGACAGGAAGACTGCCAGGCCGATGTGCAGGGGGGTCAGGCTGTGGAAGTGGTGGAGCGTCGAGAGGAAGCCTCCCGCGAGCCAGATCAGGCCGAAGTAGAGCGAGATCCGGACGGCGGTCGAGTCGTGACTCATGGTTTCTCCTCCTCAGTGTGGGACTGACTGTCCCGGGCTGTGCACCTAGCTTACTACAACTATTGCCAGATGCACAACCCACGGACCTTCAGGTTACCGAGTGGTATAACCCTTTTCCGCCAGACGCTGGAGTCGGTCCAGGTGCTGCGCGGCCTTCTGAACTGCACAAACGGCCAGCCAGACCTCCATGTACCCGTTCAGCTTGCCGGGCTCCAGGTCAAGCAGCTTGGCAGCCTCCCGGACGCTGGAAGTGCAGTTCTCGTTCTCGTTGCTCCAGGTGTAGGGGTCCTCCATGACAGACCCGATACGGCTCTGAGCCTCCCGCATCCTTCGAGCGGCCCGGTCAATGTCAATGCTGGTCACGATGCCTCCCACGCCCTCTCGGCGCGCTTGTTCTTCAGGTCCTGGTCAACATGACCATTGTGCTGGCTGGTCAGGTGGTAGACGGGCAAGCCGTCGATCTTGAACTTGGGGTGACAGATGTAGACGTCCTTCTCCCCGATCTGCCCGTATTCGATGATCCGGATGGCCACCAGCCGCTGAAGGGCCGACATAGCGGCAGCCTTCGAGTAGAAGATGACCTTGTTGCAGCGGGGGCACCTGCGGGCGTCTACTTCGAGATGCCCCCTCTGGATAGCTCGCTCAGTGCGGTTCACTACTCCTCCTCGTGGATCTTCAGCAGATCGACCAGCAGACGTCGCTCCAGGTTGGTGGCGCGCATCTCTCGGCGGTACAGGTCGAACGTTCCCCGCCAGTCCTTGCGGATCTCGACCATGTAGGTCAGGTCACCCTTGAGCCACTCGCCCACAGAGGGCTGCTCGTCGTAGTAGTTCACGGTGTAGATCAGGTTGCAGTCCGTGAACTCGATGTACCAGCGACGGTACATGCCCATCTCAAGCGGGCCGGTGATCTCCTGAATGGTCTCGATGTTCATGGCGTTCCTTTCGGGTTGGGATCTAACTTCTCGGGCTGTCTTCGACAAGCATAGCACAACTACCGTCGAAGGCAACCCCAGAAGCAGGATCAGTTAGCGAGAACCATCATGGCCATGACCTCTTCGTCAGTGGCCGGACGCGGGTTCTCCAGCATCTCGAACGTGTCCACCGGGTTACCGGTTTGCGTCGAGATCATCCACTGAGAGTTGTACCGGAACAGGACCCACCGGAGACCGGTCAGCTTGTTGCGGTCGGCCCAGACGGTCACAGCAGCTCCGCAGTGGGACGCACGGGCATTGGTGAGCATCGGGCTCAGGCGGGTCAGCAGGTTGTGCATCGGTGATCCTTTCGGGATCGAACAGGGTTAACTCGTCGCATCCCTTGAGCTTGGCCATTTGAGGGCCTTTCGGGCTCGTTTCGTGCTGACAAGTAAGACTCTAGTGGTACGACGGAAGGGTGTCAACCCCCTTAGACCATCTCCTTAACCCGCGCAGCCTGCGCCTTGTGGATCTTGTTGATGCGCATCTGCTCGGCGTTGGCCCGTCGCTCTCGGTCTCGCTTGGCGCGGGTCTCGTACTTCTCCTTGTGCACCGGATTCAGGTTCACAGAAGCCTCCCTGAGCGCCTCGTACGGGTCGGTTGGACACCAGGCCCCAGCCTCACCCTTTGGGGGCAGTACAGCGCACTCCAGGCCCTCGACATGAGCTGCACATGCCCGGTCGATCAACCGCATGTTGTGTCCGGCCGCAAGCGTCAGCCCCTTGGCCTTCTTCTTGTTGACCCGTACATCACATGATCCGATGGGCGGGTAGAGCTGCATGGTGCCATCATTGCCATAGGCGATAACGACGAAACGCCAGCACTCGCAAGCGA